TGCTGGAGATCCGGCAGCAGGCCGCCGCAACGTCACCGGCCAAGTACACTGTGCTGCTCAACGGCGCGTCACGCGACGGTCGCCTGCGCGGCCTGATCCAGTTCTGCGGCGCGGCGCGCACTGGGCGTGATGCTGGGCGGCTGTTTCAGCCCCAGAACCTGCCCCGATCGCCCGACTGGTTCGACGACGTCGTACAGGAGACGACCGTGGCCGCGTTTAAGGCGGACTGCGAAGACATCATCTGGGACAACGTCAGCGAGCGTTGCGCCTTCGGCGTGCGCGGTGCGCTGGTCGCGCCTGTGGGCAAGAAGCTGGTCATCGCCGATCTGTCGAACATCGAAGGTCGCGTGCTGGCGTGGCTGGCGAACGAAGAATGGAAGATCAAGGCTTTCAAGGCCTATGACAGCGGCGACGGGCACGACCTGTACAAGGTGACCGCTGGACGCATCCTCGACAAAGATCCGAGCGACATCACGAAGACCGAGCGGCAGCTCCAAGGCAAGGTGCCTGAGCTCGCGGGGGGCTATCAGGGCGGCGTCGGCGCGTACAGGAAGATGGGCGGCGCGGTCTTTGACGCGATGACCGACGAGGCCATACAAGAGATCGTCACGGCGTGGCGCAAGGCGCACCCGCGCACGCGCAGCCTGTGGTACGACATGGAGGCGGCTGCCCGCGAGGCGATCAACAATCTGGGTGAGAGCTTCGGCGTGCGCGGCCTGATTACGTTCGACGTCAAGGCGGACACGCAGGGCATCGCGTGGCTGCGCATGCGGCTGCCGAGCGGTCGCTACCTGTGCTACCCGTCCCCAGAGGTGTCGGAGAGCGGCACCATCACGCACGAGGGCATGAACCAATACACCCGCAAGTGGGAGCGCCTCGACACCTACGGCGGCAAGCTGACGGAGAACGCGGTGCAGGCGATCGCCCGCGACGTCTTCATGTCTGGCATGCTGCGCGCCGAGATCGACGGCTTCAACGTCTGCATCCGCGTCCATGACGAGCTCGTGTGCGAGACGCCGGACAACCCGACCTACACGAGTGATGGTCTGGCCGCGCTCATGTCGACCAACCCAAGCTGGTCTGGGGGACTGCCCTTGTCGGCGGCTGGGTTCGAGACGAAGAGGTATAGGAAGGAATGACGCCCGCAGGACGCCTACAGGACCACCTCAAGCACGTTGTGCAGAAGAGTGGGGGTCAGTACCGCAAGGTGCGCTGGGAGGGCCGTAGGGGCTGCCCAGACTGCTTTGTGTGGTGGACGTGGCCCAAGGCGGCCTTTATAGAGATCAAGGCGGACGCCGATCGCGTCAGCGGGCACCAGCAGCGCGAGATCGAGCGCATGAGAAACGACGGTTTTCCGGTCTTTATCGCTCGGACGATAGAAGAAATCGACGAAATAGTGAAAAAAGTGCAGAAGGGGGTTGCAACCTGACGTTGCATGTGCCACTAGAGTGCATCAGCAACGAAGACACGGAGTAAATTACATGACCAACATCGAAGCTAAAGCAGAAATCGCCCGCCTTGCCACAGTGCCAGTCGCGCCAGATTATTTCGTAGCTACTGACGGCGAGCTTTGTGCCGGACCAGTTAACGGTTGGGTATCACCTTATAGTGAAAAGGCCGCTTGTGCGACGGAAGCAGAAGCCGAGCGCCGCGCTGCTCGTCAAGGTGGTTGCGTAGTTACACGCCGCTCACCAGCCGAAGGTCGCGCTGCTCGTCTCGCCCGTCTTGAAGCGCTTGCCGCAGCGTAACCCAACGGGGAGCTTCGGTTCCCCACCTTTTCAGGAGCACATCACATGAAGACCACCGCACATATTTATGAGTACCTTGAAGGCTCAGACGATCCCCGCGCCATTGAAGGTGGCGGTGGCCCCAAGTGGCGTTTGATAGAAACACGCACGGCCTCCCTCTGGCTGCTTCGTGCCTACGTCAAGGCGATGGAAAATAGGTACGGTGAAGAGTTGAAGCTCCAAATCGTTTCGCCTCGTTGCGCATGACCAAAGCGTTCAAGCCACACGACTATCAGGAAGAGGCCCTCGCGCACCTATACAAGGAGCGCAGGGCAGCCCTGTGGATGCCGATGGGCGGTGGGAAGACCGTAACCACCCTAACGGCTCTGGAGGCCCTGTCCGTGGTCGAGGAGGTCTATCCGGCCCTTGTGCTTGCCCCGCTGCGCGTTGCGCGCACGACGTGGCCTGACGAGGTCGAGAAGTGGCCCCACCTGTCGCACCTGCGCGTCAGCGCCATCACAGGGACGCCGAAGCAGCGCGAGCGTGCGTTGGCCAAGGAGGCCGACATCTACACGACCAACTATGACAACCTTGTCTGGCTGCGCAAAGAGCTGGGCGACGCGTGGCCGTTCAAGACCGTGATCGCGGATGAGTTCACCCGGCTGAAGTCTTTCCGGCTACGGCAGGGCGGATCTCGCGCCCGCGCCTTGGGTCAAGTGGCGCACACGCACGTCAGCCGCTTCATCGGTCTGACAGGCACGCCTGCGCCAAATGGCGTCAAGGATCTGTGGGGCCAGATCTGGTTCCTCGATCAGGGCGAGCGTCTGGGCCGCACGTTCAGTGCCTTCGAGCAGCGGTGGTTTCGCAAGGGGTATGACGGCTACAGCCTCGTGCCTTATGATCACACGCAGACCGAAGTGGAAGAGAGGCTCAAGGACATCTGCCTGACCGTGCGCGGTCTGCCAGTCGACGAGCCGATCAACAACCCGATCTACGTCGACCTGCCGCCCATGGCGCGCAAGGTCTATAACGAGATGGAAAAGGAGATGTTCTCCGTCCTGAACAACGAGGGTGTCGAGGCGGCTAACGCTGCCGTGCGGACGCAGAAGTGCTTGCAGCTTGCCAACGGTGCGCTGTATATCGACGACAACGGCAACTGGGAGACGGCTCACGATGCCAAGCTGGACGCGCTGGATAGTATCATTGAGGAAGCCAATGGCGCGCCTGTGCTGGTGGCCTACAATTTCAAGCACGACTTGGCCCGGCTACAGAAGCGTTACCCTAAAGGCCGCGTCTTGGACACTGACCCTGACACGATCCGGCAGTGGAACCGGGGGGAAATTGGGTTACTATTCGCTCACCCTGCGTCGGCGGGGCACGGGTTGAACCTCGCCGACGGCGGCAACATATTGGCGTTCTTCGGGGTCAACTGGAACCTCGAAGAGCATATGCAGATCATCGAGCGCATAGGGCCGATGCGGCAGAAGCAGGCGGGCTACGATCGCCCAGTCTTTATCTACCCGATCCTCGCCCGCGACACGGTCGACGATCTCGTCATGGATCGCCTCACGTCGAAGAAGAGCGTGCAGGAGGTTCTATTGGAAGCGTTAAAAAGGAAAAAGAAATGAGCAAGAGCTTTATATGCAGCACCTGCGCTGTCGAGCACGACACGGTGACGCTGGCGCTGGAATGCTTCCAGTCGCATGAGGAGGCGGCAAAGGTGCCAGAGCCGAAGGCCGCCGAGTTGCTGGGCCGCGCTGCGGCGCACATGCACGATCGAGCGTCGACCTATGACGAGCCAGAGGGCGAGCGGTCGATGGGCAAGATCGTGACGGCCTTCAACGCCATCACAGGGCGCGACCTGACCGAGAGCGAGGGCTGGATGTTCATGCAGCAGGTCAAGCTCGTGCGGCTGTTTACGCGCAGCGAGTACCACGCCGACAGCGCCGAGGATAATATTGCCTATGCCGCGTTGCTGGCCGAAGCGAAGGGGGACGGACGATGAAGAAACGCATTAACACTGGGAGTTTCGGGGACGCGCATCAGATGCCAATCCCCGAAATGGTCACACGTCGTATTTCTCCGCCAGTTCCCGCACCTCAACCGAACCGCCCTCGGCCAAAAACGGTATCTCACCCCTGAGCATCATGTTCAAGACTTCGTCGGGGTCCATACCGAGGCGGTCTGCCGTATAACGGGCGCGCGCTTCAAAAGTGCCGAGGAAAGGTTCGGCTGCCGAGCCGAGGCCTGTTGTATCACCTCCGCCGAGCCACATCGATGCTTGGTACTGCGCTGGTGAAATCCCCATCTTTTGGGCTTGGTCTTGCTGCCAGTTTTCGTAGTAGCCGTACTCATTATCACGCGGCTTTGCAGCCCAGAGCGCTGGGTCTTGCAGGGCGTCTTCCATAGGTATGTAGCCCTCGGCTACCCAGCTTTGCGGGCGGTACGTCATGGACACTTCGTCCTCGCCTATCTCGCCCTTCTTGTTAATCTTGCCGGGTTTAATTTTAACCGAAGACTGAATGACATCTTCTGGGAGGCCGGGGTACTGGCGACGCAGGGTCTCCATTGCGCTTTCAGGTGTTTTCGCCAGTTCTGCGATTGATGTCTCCAAGAAACGCGGATCGCCCGAAAGAATGCCGGGCAGCCGGAAATTGTGCGTGTCAATCGTCGCGACCTGTTGGTTGCCTTGCAGATTGCTTGAGAAACTCGCAGGCTTTGGATTTTTGTAAATGTCAAAACCGCCGCGTTCTTGTAGGCCCAACACGTTGTCGCGGTGAAGTTTTTGCGCAATCGAACCGTAACCCTCTGCGGGCCGGTCTGGAATAGGCAATCCTTGCGACTGGAGGTAATTGTAGTACGAGCCGGTGCGCACGTTGTCAGGGACACGCGCACGGGGACTGGTGGCCGCCATCAAGTCCATCAGACGCGCATACGACCCAGAGGCGTCGCCACTCGGCAAAAGGCCCTCCAACCTCCGCAAAATAGGATCAGTGTTGTACCACTCTTTACCACCGCCCGCTATGCCACGTTCGACAGTTTCGTTGATGCCGCGCTCAACTTCAGGGTTGGCGAGGGCCTCAACAATACGCGCTGTCGGGCCACGAGACGGAACCGTGCGCGGAATTTGGAACTGTGGGACATCTGGAACGTCTGCAAGTCTGCTGACGTCAAAAAGCTCACCGTAGCCGGGGTTTTTAACACGCCAATCAGCATACGATGGCGCGCCCTTGCTTGGGCTTTTTGCTTCGCTCAGAACATCTTGTGCGGTTGCGCCAGACGTGCCGGAACGGTTGCGGATAATGGCAGGCGCAGCAGGCTTCTCTGTTTTCACAGCCAGAGGCTTTTTTGCTTTTGGTTTTGCTGTCTGAGTAGGCTTCGCTTTGGGGGCATTGGGTCTGTCGCCGCCCACAAGGTTGTTGAGAGCCTTCCGCGCTTGCGCTACGGTGCTGTCGTCAGGGAGGATACCAACCAGTCGGTCTACAACTTCTTTGCCGTACTCTCCGGCCAGCTTTGCCAAGTCTTTCTGCCAGCTCATTTACTTGCACCTTTCTTAACGGCGAGACCGCCGGTTGCTTTCTTCCGTGCGCGGAACTTATTTACGCCTTTCTTGATGCCGACGTTGACACCACGGACGCCGAGACTACCCGCTATGTTATACGGGGCATCTTCCGCAATTTGGCGTGGAGCGTCGGCCATAGTGTTGGCCGATCCGATGGACTGTACGATACCGGTCAACCCCTCGTCCAGATACGGCAGAGCGCGTTGCAGGCGCACGCCCGCGTTAGGCAGAAGCCTACGTGTTGCCACAGTTACTGGCTCCGCCATCGCGCGACCTACGCGGCCCAAAGTGGACAGGGCCACCCCTTGGCCGCCCGGCACGAATGCGCCCACAACACCCGGAACGATGGCCCCACCTAAATTAGCGGCCAGCGCCGTGCCGGGGTTTTTGGCCTTGAACCCGCTGTAATCATTCTCGATGCCAGTCTTCAAATCGCGGTAGTTGCCTTGACCACGAAGGTAAGCCCTGTAAGCAGCTTCAAGCTCGCCCGCGTTGTTGAACGTCAACCCCTCAAGGATAGACCGTCCGACGTTTCCCGCGTAGCTGACTGGCACCGTCTTGCCCTTATTGCCGCCCTTGTTGAACGCCTGCACGCTGCCGCCACGGTACATGCCCATAGAGATGCCTTCAGCGAGTGTATTGTCGTCAACGTAATACATGCGACCGTCAGCACCCTCTTGCACCTCGCGGTTATTCATCATGACAGTGCCGATTTCTGGTATGGTTTCTTCAGCGGCCAGATTTTCTTGCATCGCCGCCTCATCCGCAGCAGCCCCGTCACCTATGGCGGTACCGAGGCCGCCTGAAGACAACGCGTCCATAAGCAACGCTTCAGGGTCTGGCTCTACTTCAGTTGGTGGTGGTGGCGCAAAGCTACGATCTTCGAACATTGACGGCGCGGTAGCGCCAGTGACTGCGGCGGCCCTACCGGTGGCGACATTCTTGACCGAGGTCATATAGTCGGTGTAGCTTTTGGAGCGGCGCAGCATGTCGAAGACTTCGCGCAGTTCTTCTGGCTTCTGTGCCGAAAGGGCGCGGCTCAGTTTCGTGTAGACTTGGTCGCCGAACTCCTTGCGCGGGTTCATCCTGCCGACAAACCGACCGAAGGCGGCGAGCCTACCCTGCGGGCCTGCCATCAAGAAGTTGACGGCCTCCTCTATGTTTCCTTTCTGGAGGGCGGCGTCGAGGGCGTCCATGCCTTCGGCGAGGACAGCAGTCCGCGATCCGCCGGTAATCTTGCCCGTGCGCTGGTACAGTTGGCTTTCTTTCTGCATGACGCGTTCGAAGAACTTAGCCTCTTGCGGCCCCATGATGCTTTTCAGCTTTTGCAGTTTCTCAGGCGTGCCAGCCAGTTTCTTGGCTAGGTCGCCGCCACTAGCGCCTTCGATGTTACGGAACATGGCCTCTAACCCGCCAGTCTTGACGGCTTCCTTTTCTGCGTCGGACATGTCCTTGAGCTTCATCCGAAGTTCCGCTGGGCGTATCTTACGCGAGAATATGTCCAGACCGTACCGCATTGCATCGCGCACTTCGAGGTCGCCTGCGTACTTTTTACGCGCTGCGGCGTATTCAGGGACGAGGAAGTCTAAGCGCTTCACCATATTGTTGCGAAGTTTTTTAAGCGCATCCGCCTCAAACTTTCCTTCAGAGCCAGTGCCCCTGAAGCCTTTATCGATGCGGTCATCGAGGGCGCGCTTGAACAAGTCCAGCACCTCCACGTCGGGTATGGCGTTTGCTGTCGGTGCCAGACCGACAAGGTTTCCACCTGCGTCGAGCACAGGTTCCATAGCCATACGCAGCTCTTTTTCCGCTATCTGCGCGGTGTTCTGCACAGATTGCCATATGCTGCGGATAATAGGCGACGGATTGTTGATGATGGCCATGATTTCAGGGTCGTTGACTTCACCCACGGCAAATGCACGTTGGTACTCAGTGTCGCCAATCGCGCGAAGGCGGTCTGATATCGCCTCCTCCTCGGCAAAGTAATCATTCTTCGCGCCGGGCAACGCCGCTTCGGCTTGGTCTCTAACGCGCTCTGCCGTTCCGGCGCGCGCTGCCGTTCCGGCGCGGGTCTCTACCAAATTCGATATTAAATCCTCTTGCCCTGAACTCGGCTTCCCTGCCACCTTTTCGGCGAGCGCAGTCATGCGCGGGGTGGACGTGCCTAGTTGCAGCGGGACGCCCTGCCGGTTTGCCAGTGCGGTCAAGCCAATGGAGCGTTGTACGCTGGTATCGCCAGCCGCGTCAGTCAAAATCTCTGCCGCCTTGCGATCTGCCGCTGTCAGCGGTATTTGAGGCACGCGGGTAAACTCACCGGTCACGTCATCTAAGACTTCAATGCCCGGCCCGTATTTCTCGCGCAGGCGCTGTGCGGCGGTGTTAACGCCGCGACCGCCGTATTCCACCACCTTGGCAACAGGGGCGCTGAACGCCGCGCCTAATGCCGCGTTCTCGATGAGGGATTGTGGTATGTCGCCAAGCGTCTTCGCCTGTCCAACGCCAGACAATGCGCCAGTGCTGGCACCGACAAGCGCGGCACGCGTGCCGACACCAGCCAACTTGCCGATGCCTGTCGCGGCTTGGTAGCCCTTACCCACGATGCCGACGCCGGGGACGAACGACCCAGCGATACCACCAGCCGCCTCTAGCGCAAGCGCCTCTCCGGGGTTGGCTTTTGCCCACGCGTTGTAGTCGTTGTTGATTTGCTCTTTGAGGCGATAGTATTCGTCCGAGGACATCTGTCCCGACGCAACCATACGTGCCCCTGCCTCAAGCTCGTCCGCGAAGTCGAACAGGACGCCCTTACCGAATGCCCGCACGCGCTGCGTGTTCTCACCACCCTGTGGCACGGTGCCTATGATCTCGTCCTGCTTTACTGCTTCAGGCGGTGGAGCGTCTGGCGCAACAGAAACCAGCGACGGGTTCAGCGTGCCATACTGTTCGAAGAACTCTTGGATTTGGGGTATGTTGGATATGCGCCCCTGCAAGTTATACTTGCTTGCCAAACTCTCGATGTCGGCGGCGGCAAATGGCCGCTTCTTCTCGGTGTATTGTTGGTACAGATCGCGCAGACCGGCCTCGTAACCTGCGATGTCCTCTTGCGGCGCTTGCGGAGCGACACCATCCATCGGCACAGCTTCGGCAGTTGTGGGCGCGCCCTCGGCAGGCGCGGCACCGGCAGGTGGGGTTGCACCTCGGCCACCGTCGATAGACACGACTGAAGCGCCACCGCTTTCGCTTTCGGCACGCGCTTGTATCTGATCTGGCGTGACGTCATCAGGCACGTCGGCAAACTGGAGCGTCTCACCACTGCTAAGGGTAACGGTTACATTTCTTGGCATGTTATTTGTTCCAATTAATGACGCGTGGTTTACCTGCCGCTGGCGTGGTTGGTGACGTCCGTTTGCTGTAGAAGCCTGTTTGCGTCTTCTGGATGCGATCTCTCGCCCTTGCGGCAACGGTCTGCGCCGCTTCAAAGGCGTTACGGTAGATGCGGTCGCGTGCAGCGCGTGGCAAGCTGGAACTTCCCTGCAAAGCCATTAACGCCTTACGCTCGCCCTCAGTGACCGAGCCGGGGAACGTGCTCTTCAACATGCTGAGAGCCATAGAACTTAACGTATTGTCTAGCTCTTCCGTTGCCACATACGTTGGGTCGTCGCTGGAGAATAGCGACCCTATCTGTTTACGGAAGCCTGTCAGGCTGCCTTCAAGTGCCTTCGGGTTAAGCTCCATTACGCGGCGGAGTTTACCGAGTGTGTCCTCCGCGCTGTTAAGGACGTCCTCGGACTGTATCAGTATTTTCTGCTCAGACCCCGATAAGGTAGGCGTCTTCGGTGCAGCACCCGGAATGAACTTGCCTGTTAGGTTCGATATCTGACCCGTCGTCGCGCCGTACATCGCGGCTTCTTCCGGCGTAGCGGGGCGGAAAGTTTCCTTCTCCGTGCGCTGCGGCAGAGGCGTCCAAGCGCCACGTTCGTTTATGAAACCCTTCACACCGCCGCGTTCCGACACCTCGCCTATGTTAGTTGGCGAACCCGTAGCACCTGCGGACCCAAGCGGTTTAGTAGTAATTGCGCCGGATGCATCTTGCATGATTGCGACAGGCACCCCGTCAACAATCTGAGTTCCCACCATCCTTGCGGGTTTTGGTGTTGTAAGTTTGGCAAGTTCGATTTCGGTGTCGAGTTCTTGTCCGAGCAGCTCTTCTTGCTGATTAAGCTGGGCGGCTTGCAGCGCGTTAAGCGCGTCCCGACGTTTGATTTCACCCTCACGCTTGGCCTGCTCTTGTGCCTGCAAGACGGGCGCAACATTTTCCAAGACGGCACCGAAACCACGCCTTGATGTCGGTTTGGCCAACGCCGCCGACAACTGGAACATGCGCTCGCTGAACGACGGTCCAGTGCGTTGGGCCGTTAGTTTTGCGGTGAGGTCGTCGTAATACGCCTGCCGCGCCTTTGCGGCCTCCTTGCGCGCAGTCATGGCCGAACGGACGGCAGCATACGGCAGCGCGCCAGCTTCTTCCTCTACATCAGCGGTGTCTGTGGTGCCAATCGCCTCTAGGCCGGGTTCAATATCTTCGTCCATGATTAAACCCCTTTAATTTTGCCGACGAGGCCCGCCGCAGCGGCTAGTGCGCTGGCGATGTCCTGCCCAGTCGATGAGTATTCCTGTTTGACGCCCGACGGCGAGATGCCGTACTGTGTCTCCGCAGTCGGAACGCCAGTGCTGACGCCCTTGAAGGTGGCCAGCATGTTGTTGATCTGCTCTTGCGGATAGCCCTGCTGACGCAGGAAGTCGCCGTAGGCAATATCGAGGTTCTTCTGACCCTGCTGCTGCTCCAGTGCGCCGACGCCGCCCAGCGCGCCTGCGCCAGTGAGGCCGAGGCTCTGCGCCTGCTCGCCGAGTGTCGACAGAGCGCCAGAGGCGGCGAGCTGCTGTTGCTGCTGCGCCCGCGCCAGATCGCCAGCCGTGCTTGCGAGAGTGCCGAAGCGCGACAGGTCAGTGCCTGCGAGCCCAGCGGCCTGCGTGTAACCGGATTGGAGCGCCTCGGTCTGCTTGCCGAGGATGTCGGCACTGGTGTCGCGAAGGGCGCGCGCCGTGTCGGTCATCATGCCCGACGGCGTTCCGCCTAAGCCACCACGCCCGCCGAAGCCGAGCTGACCGGCTTGGATATAGCGGCCCTCGATCGCAGGCATAAGGTTTTCGGTGAGGTTGCGCGTGCCCAGCTCGCCGATGCGGTTGACAACGGCGTCGGTATACGGGTTCATGTACTGGCCGATGTTCGACACGGATGTCTGACCGGCCTGCGTCAAGAACGGCTGTGCGGTGTTTAACGCGCCCGGCGCATTCGCGGCGCTCTGCGCAACGCCTGTGGCTTGATTGAATAGTGGCTGGTACGCCGTGGCGGCGGTGCCAGTCATGCCGAAGGCTTGCTGCTGCGTCGGCGTGAAGCCCGCGACGCGCGGCATTGGCGCAGTTTCGTATGGGCGGTTGGCTATGGCCTGCTGCCCCGACAGGATGTCCATCGCGTAGTTAGAGTACCACTCAGGCAAAACCTGCTGCTTGGTCATGTCCGTGAGGGCGGAGCCTTGAGGGATTGCAGCCCCCTCGGCTAGAAATGAACTGCGAGACATTAAATGCGTCCTCCAGACAGATATGCTTCGGCCTTCTTGGCGTTAGCACTAAAACGGCCCTTTGCCAACTTCTGACCCTTGTGTTTACGAACTTTAACTCGAAGCTCGTCCAGCTTCTTTGCGCCAGCCTTATTCGACCCGTCACCCAGCAGGGCGACAGTCTCGGCGTCGATCACATATTCGCCGTCGGACAGCACCGCAGGGATGTCGTCGCTGCGGCCAGTGCCGGGGCCGTTGACTGCAAATTCGCTGCGCTTAGACGAGCCGCCCTTTGCGAAACGCATGTTGTCAACGTCAGGGGCGTACATCGACGGCCCCCTCGGCTCGTTTGGAATAGGTGTGGTGATAGGCGCAGGGTTGGCTTGCGATGCGTAGTCGAAGAAGTTAAGCTCAGGCCGTGTGCCGTAAGTCAGCCAGTCTTGGTCGCCCATCGGACGCGCTGTGCGGGTCGCGCCGATAGCGCCGAGGCCGCCTGCGGATGGCAGCTTGGCCGAGAAGATCGGGTTCAACCGGCCTGTGCCGCCGCCACCGTATGTGCCAGTTTGGCCTGAGCCACCGCCACCACCGCCGACTAAGCCGGAAATGAGGCTCGCGATGCGCAGGTACTCTTCGAGGCCGAGCTTCTTCTCGTCTGTCAGCGCGGGGTCGGGCTTTAAGTCCAAAGGAGGAAGAGGGTCTAAGGGGGGCATCACCGAAACCGATGTGGGTTCGGGCCGCTCAATCTTAGAACCTTCTACAACGATTGGCTCCTTGTAGTTTTCCATACCGGAAACCCTGTCGATTACGCCGAGATCTAAATTGAGGCCACCGGTATCGGTAGGCTGCTCAATCTTAGAACCTTCAGAGATGATAGGGTTCTTCTCAAATTCAGCTATTCCAGCGAGTACATCGGGCGATAGCCCACTCGTGACTGGGACAGAAACAGGGGTTGCCTGCTCAATCTTAGAACCTTCAGAGATGATAGGGTTCTTCTCAAATTCAGCTATTCCAGCGAGTACATCGGGCGATAGCCCAGTATTCACGGGAGCTGGGACTGCCTGTTCAAGTGGGCTTGCTTTAACAAGGATATCGTTGGGGTCAGCGGTGTCGGTCAGTCGGTCGAACGCGGATACATCTTCTCCGGGCGCGCCGAACTGGTTGCCTCCAAGGTTAACACCAAACGCGTTGCCGAGCCTGCTGCCGGTAACGGTGAGGCCGTCATACGGCTTTTCGGCCAATGCTTGTTGAATTTTGTTAGGCGAGCCACCGAGAGTGGTGCCTATGCTTGGCGTACCTAAAGTAGACGCAGTCACCTGTAAGCCGCCGTCGGCGGTCATACCACTCGAACCGGACGTACCCTTGGTGCCGTTAAGGTTTATCGGTTTGAGACCTAGCTCGTTGGCCACAGTGGGCGCTACGTAACTAAGCGCGCCCGAAGCAACGCCACCAAGGAGTGCGTTCTTCAGGCTCTGGCCCGTGGCTAAACCGCCTGCGGTCGAGCCGAGACCTGTACCTACTGCCGTGGCAAGTTTTGGAGCTAAAGCGGTGCCGAATTTACCTCCAGCTTCCAGTGCAGGGCCGAGTACTTGACCGCCAGCGGCAGACAAGCCGCCCATCGCAACGCCCTTGAGGATATTGTCGCCCCTAAGCGCCGCACCTGCGCCGCCAAGACCAGCCCCAGCGGCGATGGTGCCAAGGACGTTCAAGCCCGGTATGAACATCGTTGCCAATGGCAGAGCCGTTCCGACCGCACCAGCAATCTTGCCCAGCGTGCTCTTGTTCTTCTTCTCATACGCGACAGTCGAGTAGTTACCAGTCGGGTCTGCGGTTTGGATGCTGTAGTTCGCCTTGCGGCCAAACTGGTCCGTCAGGCCCTGACCTAATTCGGTTGCCTTGCGCGCGGCGTCGAAGCCTGTACCCTCGAACACGATCTGGTTGGTGCGGTGGTCAACGAGGCGTACAGGCTGGTCGGCCCGCACCGCGAAGGTGTTGCCACCTGTCTGCGAGGTGGGATTGCCTTTGTTAGATAACGGCGCGCCGATGTACTGCAAATTAGGATCGGCTTGATATATGCCGCCCATCGGGCCGCCACCGAAGTTCGAACCGAAATTCATCCCGTACAGGTTGTTTAGGCCGCTCAGGTCAAGTTTGCTAAAGTCAAACGTGTTAGGGTCAAACGGCACTTCGGCAGGCACAGCCTCTGTCGTCATCGGCTCGACTGCCGCTTGCTGGTACGGCTGCTCAACAGGCGCGGGCAGCATGCCGCCACCGCCGTATGGCAGCTCGTTATAGCCGCCCATGTCGTATCCGCCGTACATCATAGGCTGCTCGACAGGCATATACTGTTCGATGGGGGGTGTGTACTGATACGGCTCGCTGTAGCCGCGCGTGTCACCGTCACCGTAGCCGCCCATGTCGTACATCATAGGCTCGCCGTAACGGTCCATGTCATACATCATGCGCTCGCCATCCATCACGCGTCCGCCAATAGCGTAACGCGGCACGGACGTTTCCAGATATTTGCTGAAGCCGGGGATGTAATTCATGAGCTTTTACCTTCGAGCATTGGATATACACGCATTCCCCACTCACGCCAATCAGAGAACTGATAGGGATCAGGAATAATTTGCTGCGTAAATGGAGAGGCACGCAACAGCCCTATAGCCCAGCCTTGCCACTCGGCCTCATCGGGAGGCGTGCCGAATGCCCACGCGTCGTTGACCGACAGTATAACTGAACAGGCCCAGTCTTGCCAAGTCATTCCGCGAGGGTCGATCATCCCAATGTCGTCCCATCGCCTTGCTGGACATGCGCAAGCACGAGGCCCATCTGATAGTCGCCGCCGAGGGTGTTGCTCTCGAAGCGGAAGCGCAGCTCGCGGCGCTGCGTCTTGAGGAAGACGACCTGCTCCTGCGGCGTCTGTGGATCTTCCACAAACGTCATGATGATGCCGTTGACTTCAGGCGCACGCGCGTTGGCTCGGCCCATAACCTGAACGGTCATGTCACCGCTCTGCACGAAGTCAGGCTCGATCATCAAAGCCTGAAGCGACTTGTTGATCTGCGCCGTGACAGGCAGCGACAGGTCGGCAGTCTCGAAGAACGACTGTATCGGGTTGAGCGTCAGGCCGTCGATCTCGTCGGTGCCGACCTCGTGAACCCAGAACTTGTACGGGTTGTCGAATACCAAATTGAACGTCGCGGCAGAACCCGCCCCGCCAGTCACGCTGGCAGGGTTGGTCGGGATCTCGGTGTACTGGCCCGCGTTGCTGATGCTGATGCCAGTAATGCCGCCTGAGCCGTTGATGGTGGTGACCGTCAGCTCCGTGTCGAGCTGGCCTAGACCGCCCGCAACGGTGAGCGTGTTGCCTACGGCGTAGCCAGTTCCTGCCGCGACTATCGCAGCCGAAACGGCCTCAGCCTCTTGCGGCTCGACGCCTGACAGGAGCGGCTTGCTAAACACGGCAGGGAAGAGGCCCGCACCGCGCCCGCCATTGGGCAGCTCGGTGTCGTACCATGTGCCTTCGCGCACGTTGTAGATGACGGCGTGGTTCGGCTCGATGCTGTCGCCAAACGGGAAGCACCACCATATCTCACCGAAGCGCGGAACCTTATACGCGAACACCTTCTGGCGCTGCGGATAGTTTAGGTTATCGAAGAAGAAGTTGAGATTGAGGTTGTTCTCGATCTCGCGCACAACGCCGTTGAACGACAGGAAGCGGTCAGTGCCGATCCAGTAGAAGATGCCGTCATACTCGATGACGCTGTTGGCCGACAGGATCGACGACTGCGCGCTGATAGTGTCGAACTGGAATACCGCCGTGCCGCCGACATACGTGCCGCGTATCAGGCTGTCCGCCGACCAGAACAGGCCAGACGGGCTGTTGCCCGGTCCGCCGCGCAGTGGCATGGCTTTGACGATCTTCTGACCTGTAATGTACGCATTGCCTGCGCCAGAGCTGGTAAAGTCCGCCGGATCGTTCGGCACGGACCACGCCGCGTAGCCGTCGTTGCCGAAGGCGAACGTGTACGGCGGCAGCGTGACGACGCCGCCAGTGACGCTGAAGTTGGCGGGCACCGTGGTGACTTCAGTCAAGGCACTCGTGCCGAGAAGGTCGCCGACGAAGAGCGCGCCGCCGTCGCTGTTGCAGATGCAGTTCAGGTTCGGCGCGACTTGCGCGACGATCTGGTTGCCGTTGGTCGTGTCATAGGCCGTGGCGAACTGCCACATATTGCCGTTGTCTACGGTGAAGCCCGACGCGGGCGTGCGGTCGGTGATGACGCTCGTGTTGTACGTGCCGTCGATGAAGAAGCGCTCGAGACGGTCTGCCGAGCCTGCGTGGACATATGTCTGCAAGTCCTGCGTGTACTCGTGCAGCGCACGCGGCAAGCCGCGCAGGAACTTGTTGATCGAGCGGTAGCCGCCGATCTTACGCGGCAGCCCGCGCTGGAAACGGACCCACTGGCCGTCAACGTACTGGTCGCCCTCGAACTTGGTGCCGTCGCGCTTGATGCCGGGGGCAGAGCGTATCTGTACGATTTGTTCGGGCATTATAGAGCTTCCGCGTTGAGGTCTACGGTCCACGTATCAAGCACCGTGGCAGTGCCAGTGCGGCGAACTTGGAAGGCTAGTTGGGCATACACAGAGTTTCCTGACCCAGAAATATCTACGAGCCAAGCGGGGTTACCAGTCGTCGCTATCCAAGTGTTAACCGTGCCAGTAACCGAACCGGCTGTCACACTAGCGTAAACTTCGTAGTTTCCACCTTGGCTGGTTGGTGTGCACCACTGTTCTACATACATATAAGAGCCGCCGTTAAGCGCCTCATATACTTGGCCTATGGCGGCACCAGCACCGAAAATTGCGTACGCTGCTTCGGAATACCCAAAACCCGCAGCGAAAACGCCGTAATCGCTGAAAGTAATAAGGACATTGCTCTTGCCGTAGAAGTTGGTTGGCATGACAATAGCGCCAGACGCAACGCCCGCTAACGTGCGGACATCGGTGTCGTTTAGTGAAACCGTGGCGGTAGCAGCTTTACCCAACTCAAGGTTGATAGACTGCCCCGCAGTGCTGCCACCCAAGCTGATTGGGCCTGAAGAGTTAAGCGTCATTATTTAGCTCCCCGTAGCTCGTCCAGTTCCGCCTTTAACTCTGCGATGGCAGCGAACGCCACGGCGACCAGTTTCTCGTAATCAACCGCCAGTGTGCCGTCGTCGCGGGTGCGAACGGCCAGCGGGAACATTTCCTCCACGTCCTGCGCGATGACGCCGAAGTCGTTCTTGCGGACGAAGTAGTCGTCCTCGCCGCCGTGCTCCGCGATGTAGGCGTCGGTCCAATCGAACGTCTTGCCGCCAACAGTAGTCACGATGTCGAGCGCGTTCTCAATCGGACGCACGTTCTCTTTCAGACGCGCATCGGACGAATAGAACGCCGTGACGTTGTTCGTCGCACGGATCTCACCGGCAGTGCCAGAGCCTGCCGTGCCGACGCCGAGGCTGTTAACCTGATAGTTGTTGCTTGTGTTCAGCGCGTTTGCGGTGGTCGCCGTCGTAGCGGTTGTCGCCGAGGTGGCTGTCGCCGCGTTGCCGCTGACGTTGATGGCCCAAGTACCGCTTGCGCCCGAACCCGTGGCGGAAGGCACACCAAGCGCGGACTGCGCGGTGGCTTGCGTAGTTCCTCCTGTGCCGCCATTGGCCACAGCGAGCGTGCCGCCAAGCGTCAGCGTGCCCGACGTCGTGATCGCGCCGCCGGTCAAGGTCAAGCCCGTCGAGCCGCCTGAGCCAGAGACTGAAGTGACAGTGCCTGTGTTCGACGTAAAGCCCGAAGGGTTGCTTGCGGCGTAAGCGCCAAGGTTGGTGAGCGCAGATCCAGCGGTTGTTGCGCCGGTACCGCCGTTGGCCACGGCTACGGTGCCAGTGACGTTGGCTGCCGTCCCAGTCGTGTTCTGGTTAAGCGTTGGGACGTCAGCGGCTACAATCGCACGGAACGTAGGCGTACCCGCCGTGCCGTTCGGCGCGGACAGGAACGTATTGGCGGATTGTGACGCAAAGTTAGAAGCAGTAACGGCAAGCGTGCCGCCAAGCGTAAGGGAGCCAGAGGTCGTAACCGTACCGCTCAGGCTCAGTCCGCTGACAGTGCCTGTGCCGCCAACTGAGGTGACCGTGCCTGTGTTCGAGGTGAAACCAGACGGGTTACTCGCGGGATAAGCGCCAAGGTTGGTGAGCGCAGCGCCCGCAGTCGTTGCGCCTGTACCGCCATTAAGTATGGCGACAGTGCCAGTGACGTTCGACGCCGTCCCAGTCGTATTCTGGTTGAGGGTCGGGAATGTGCAGTTTGTCAGCGTGCCAGAGGAGGGTGTGCCAAGCGCGCCGCCCGGAGCGACGTAGTCAGTGCCTGCGGTAGCGGCAGTGAACGCCGCAGTTCCGTTGCCCTTAACGAGGCCCGTAAGAGTGGTGGTGCCTGTGCCCCCGTTGGCGACAACAAGCGTACCAGCGAGGGTAAACGTACCCGCCCCTGTGATCGGCCCACCAGCCAAAGTGAGGCCCGTAGTGCCGCCCGACGCGGCCACGGATGTGACCGTGCCACCGCCAGCGGTAGAGGTGATGGTGACGCCGCCCGCGCTGTTCGAGATGGATATACCCGAACCTGCGGTGAGCGTCGCAACGCTGTATCCTGTGCCGTTGCCGATCAGGAGCTGGCCGTTTGACGGGGCAGTCGCGACGCCGGTACCGCCTTGTCCCACGCTGAGTGCGGTGGTCAAGCCTGTCAGTGACGTGATGTCGGAGTTCGCGCCAGAGCCAGCCGCGCTGAGGGTAAGTCTCGCGCCGGAGGCACTGGTCGCGCCAGTGCCCCCAGACGCTATCGCGAGCGTGCCCGCGAGTGTCAGTGTGCCGGAGGTGGTGATGGGCGAACCGGTAAAAGATAGACCGGTTGTACCGCCCGACGCGGCCACTGAGGTAACTGTACCGCCGCCAGCGGTAGACGTGATGGTGATACCACCGGCACTGTTTGTGATGCTGATGCCCGACCCAGCCGTCAGGGTCGCCTTCGTGAGCGTGTTGCCTGTGCTGTTACCGATCAGGAACTGCCCGTCGGTGTACGTGGTCTGGCCTGTGCCGCCGTTGGCGACAGGGAGCGCAGTGCCCGACAGCGAGATTGCCAGCGTGCCCGACGTCGTGATCGGCGAGCCGGTTACGGACAGGAACGACGGCACGGTCGCCGCGACGCTGGTCACCGAGCCTGAACCCGTGCCGACGCCCACGCCGTTGATGAAGAGGCCCGTGGCGTTGATCGTGCCCGCACCCTGCGCTCCGGCGGTAGGCGCGCCGATCTGGATGCCTGCCGCGTTGGTCAGCGCAGTGATGTCCGCGTTGCTGCCTGATGCGGCTGCGCCAAGGCTCGTGCGCGCCGCGCCAGCCGTCGTGGCGTTCGTGCCACCCTGCGCAACGCTCAGTGGCGTCGTGAGGCCAGACAACGATGTGATGTCAGAGTTAGCGCCAGAGGCCGCCGCCGCGATGGCGGAGCGCGCCGCCGCCGTTGTGGTAGCCGTAAAGACCGCCGTGCCGATGCCTGTGCCGCCGAGGTTGGTCAGGGCCGACGGTGCGTTGGTCGCTCCGGTGCCGCCTTGGACAACAGGAACAATACCCGCAAAGGCTGCTGACGTGGTGGCCGAGATGATGTCCGTGCCGTCGCAGTACAGGATACCTGTCGCGCCCTGAGTGACCAATGTGGCTGCGCCGCTGGCAGTCTTGATGCCGAGCGTGAACGCGCCAGTCGTGGCGTTGTTCACCCAGTATTGCTGCACCGTCGCGGGCACAACGATGTTGACGTTGGAAGTCAGCGTGCCTGTGAACTTATACGCGATACGGTTAAGCTCAGAGCCAGCAAGCGTGTACGTGCCGCCAGTGACGGCGATGGTCGTGTAGTCGAAGGCGAAGACCGCCTGCTGGCCGAGGCCGATGGTGTACCACTGGATGCCGTCGCTTACGACCACGGCGCTGTCGCCCGGCTGCAAGCGCAGTGTGGCTGCCGCGTTGATAAGCTCAGAGCCAGACGGGTCGATAGTCAAGTCGCCCTGCCCGCCGTTGCGGACCTGCACAAACCAGCCGTCGCCAGCCGCCACGGCAGTCGGCAAGTTGAGCGTGCCGAGGCCGCCAGTCCAGACAAAAATCTTGGCGCGATCAGGGGCCGTGAGAGTGTACGGCGTAATGGAGAAGTCAACGACCTCGTAATTCTGCGCGAGGGTCGACCCAGTCGCGATCAGACCAGCGCCAGCCAGCGCTGCGGCTTGGGCCTGCGCCACGGCAGCGCCGTAGCGGAACGTGCGCCAGACACCGCCTACGGTGGTGTTGCTGATGAGGTAGCACTGCCACTGCTCACCTGCGCCGATGCTCAGGATCGCGTTACCGGCGGCGTTGTCGACGGTGATGGTGTCTGGGCCGAGGTTGTTGAACAGGATTGTCTGGCCGACGCCGACTGACATCGCGTCAGGTAAAGTTATCGTGTAGGGGCCGGTTGGCGTGACGTCGATGATGCGCGCGACGACGTTGTTGCCGGTGGTGGCCTCAAGCGGCCACTCAAGGACGATGTCGCTGGTCAGCGCAAGCGGGAGGTACGATACGTCTGAGGGGTATATCGTCGTACCGCCGAAGACTTGAGTGAATGACGTGGACATTATTACGCCTCCTTGCGCACGGCGGATCGGTCTAGGATTTTGGCGAGGTCTTCGCCGTTCAACATTGCCGCCGCGCGATCGTACATGCTCTGCCAAACTGGGATGCGTTCGTCGTTCTTGAGGAACGGCGTCGCTTCAACCAGCGTGCCGTAGAGCAAGAGCTGCGGGGCGTATTCGGTGATCCAGTTCGTCTGCACGCTCTCGTCGAGCAATGGCGGCAGTTCGTAATACAGGATTTCGAATGGGTATGCTGCGTCGGGTGTCGGCGCAAGCAGCCAGTGGCTGTAGTCATAGTCGCTGTAGAAGATGGGCGTGTCCGTCTCCAACGCGTTCGGCCAATAGGACCGCAGATATTCATAGACGCGGGAGAACAGGATTTTGCGGTCGTTTCCTGTTGTGCCAGTGCCGATGTTAATCGACACCGTGTCGCGCCAGCGATCAGGCTTGGGGTAGACGGACTGGCCCGCAGAGAGCGTGCCAGTCACGACGTTGATGAAGCCCTCGACTTTAAGCTCACGGGCGATGCGACGCTCGGCGAGGTTGATTAAACGTGGGATTTGCTCAAAGACAATCGGGTCGGACGCAAGCGTATTGCCGCGCTCAAGGTAGCGCTGCACGTCTTGTTTCAACGTCGTGAATGTCATCGCAGTGGCCATAACGTGCCCCTATATCAGATTTAGCGCATAATAACAGCCTTCGCCGCGACTGTCGAAGATATTGTTTACCCAGCGAGGAACTGCGCAAGCAGAGCGAAAAACGCTCCGAGAGCCGCCAGACCACCAGCCAACTTAGCCTTGGGGCCGAGGGCGGGCTTCTCTGCGCCGTCCATAGGCAGGATTTTGCCTACAGTTTTCTTGAGGATTGCCTTCTCGGCTTCCTTCTGGATTAGTTTCTTCAAATTAAGCATTGTCGTTCTCCTTATAACCAAGCAGCGTATTTCTTGGTCTTGGCTTTGCGGTCGTCGAGGCCGTGTGTGCCCCCGTTGATCCGCTTGGTGAGTTGCAGAATGGCAGCGTCGTTGATGCCCTGATCGCAGATCGACCACAGCTTGTTTGCGTCAAAGAACCACAACGCGCTTTCGAAGCCGAGTTCGTTAGCGACGATGTCTGGGTTGTCTAACACCTCCTGTTCGCGCCCGATGTACTTGCCGAATGCGCGGTAGTTGTTCTTCCCGGTGAGTTGGAGCGGACCCCTGCCCCGGTATTTCCAGCCCTCGCCTGACGCTTCATCGCCGTTGCCCATACGGTTGGCGTAGACGCGATTGGCGATCTTTTGCGGCTGGCGTTCATAAGCACGGGCCATAGCATCCGTGGGAAAATACTTCCCAAAGATGCCGCGCAAACCCTTTGCGCCATAGTTCAGGTTCTCACTGAACGCTTTGAAATTGCCGCTTTCATGCGCCGTCTGAGCGAAGAAATGTGCGGCGCGGTTTTTGTTCAGCTTGAAGTGCGCGCAGGCGGCCTTCAGCGTCCCCGGACCAAACGCGCCATCTGGATGGCATCCACATTTATCTTGTAGGTTTATAAGGCTCATTTCCCTGCACTCCGCCAATCTGGAAAGTCATTCTCGTCCACCACGCCGTCACCGTTCGCATCATAGCGCATATCGTTGCGATACTTCTCCCAAGGCTCCATGTCATCGTCATCATCGTCGTCTTCAGGCTCGTCGATAAAGACTGTGGCCTGCGGATTGTCGTATGTTTTTGGTGCTTCAGGCTGCATCTCTGGTGTCAGGTCGAGCGGCGGCAGTGGTGCTGGCGCAGGCTCTTCTGGCTCAGGGTCGTTGCGGTCTTCCGGTGGCGGTGGGACCAGTTCGCCCTTCATGCCCATCAGCGTGGCGTAGGAGCCAGCCACAGCGCCGACAACCGAGGTCATGACGTATGACAGCAAGCCGAACACATCCTTGTTGTCGATGACTTCGTTCGACACGAACAGGCCAGCAATCATGGCAACGGTAATAGTGCAGATGACAAACGCCATCGTGCGGGCGGCCATGAGGAGCGCCTTGATGCGCGCGTCCATTAATTTATCTTCCATCATCAGTCCTTTCCGGCCAGCGGGTTCGCCAGCGTCTTTTGAATACGTTCGGCAGTCTCAGCCTCAAGTTCCTTGATGCGACGCTGCTGCTCCTGATCCTGCTGACGCAGTTGCTCTATGACGGCGCGCTGCATCGCCATGTTCTGCGCATCGCTGTTTCTAACGCTGCTCGACACCGCGTCAACCGTTTGGCGCGTCCCGCTTACGCTGCTGGAAATGCTGCCCGTCATATAATTAAGGGCTTCGCTGTTAATCTTGGTCAGACGCTCGACGCTCGTGACGCGCTCATCCAGCACCGAAATGCGTCCTTCAATGCCAGACAGGTCAGGCGGCACATAAGCCGCTGTGACTTCCTTCATGGTCAAGAACTGCTGATACACTTGGAAGCCAGCCCAGAGGCCGCCGACAATGGTCGATATAGCCGCGAAGATAATGGCAATCTTGCCACTGCTCAGGCCACCAATCTTAAAACTGAAGCCGCTCTCATCAAAGGCGACCTTGGGTTCCTCATCTGTACTGCTCATCTACCATCTCCTGCCAGCGGGCATCATTCGTCTGCATCAGTCGATACAATTCAAAGTTTGCGTCTTGCAGCCTACGTCGGCTGTATATATCACGAATTGCGTAAAAGTCAGCCCTATCTTGCAGGGATGTCTGAGTGTACGCAGCGAAGCCCGGCACGGCCCCCATTTCATTGATGGTTTCCGATTGGCCTTCTGACATCTCGTTTTCTGATTTTTCAGATGAGGCGGTTGCCGCAGCGGGCGCGGCGTTGCTTTGACCGCCGACGCTGTTCAGAATTTCAAAGGTATTAGCCATCGAAACAGGGCTGCCCACTGATATGGCGGCGTCGAGCGGTGACGAACCAAGGCCGACACCGCTGCCGCCTGCAACGGAAGCACTCGACCCAAAATCAACGCGCATTTGGAAGCCAGCAAAGCCCTGCACCGATTGTGCGTTGCCTTCAAAGGCCGACGCTTGGCTGGCCTGTTCGGCCTCCTCGAAGAAGGCCGATTGCTGCGCGCTCTCCTCAAGCGCCGTAGCATTTGCTTCTTGCTCCGCGCCCGATGCGTCTTGGCTTTCCAAAGCGTTCTCTGCGCCTTCCAGCGACGCCAAGGTTTCACTGGCTAAAGTTTCTTTATCATCTTCGGGGCCTTGCGCCGCCAATGCAGCCAATTCTTCAGGGGACAGGCGCTCGTCATCAATATCTTCTAAATCCTGTTCCGACACCAGTTCTTCGACGGTGTCGTCTTCGACCGCCTCTTCAACGGCAGCCTCCTCAGCGGCAGCTTCGGCGTCAGCTTCGAGCGATGCTTCGGCAGTTTCCAGCGCCTGTTGCGCTTCTTCAATCTCCTGCTCGGCCACATCTTCCATCTGCACTTCTTCCTGCGGCGTCTGCTCGACTGAAGCAACGGCAGTGTCCGATGTGCTTTCCGTAGGATCAGGTGCGCCGACATCGATGGCTACGGATGCCGGTGGGCAAGTGGGGTCCATGGGCGTTGCGTTGCAGTCAACAGGCACAACCTCTGGCTCAGGCGCAATCCACGACAAGAGGCCCGACTGGTTCTGGAGGAACTGCGCGTTGCGACCGTAGAAGAGCGGGATGTTATCATCCGCAGTGGGGCCGGTAAGACCCGCAGTAAAGTCGCGCCGACCGGAGAAGCCCAGATTGCCGAAATTCAGTTGTATCTTACCGTCGGCAAAGAGGCCAATCTCGAAGGTGCTGCTGTTGTTCGTGCCATACTCGTTCACGCCATACCAGCCGAATAGGATCGAGCCGTCGTCGCGGCGATAATATGGGTTGCCCGTATAGCTGATTAGGTCTGACCAGTAGGCGTAGATTGTGTTGCGCTGCGCCATTTCGATAGGCTGACCATTGCAGCACAGATGCGCGCCACTCTGGAACGACACAAAGCCGTTGGAGGACACCCACGCGTCGGTGAACGTCTGGCCCCAATATTCAAACTCAAAGCCGAGAGACACGTTCCGCGTGCCATCGTCACCCAGATTGAGGGGCGTCATTGTGGTAGGCGCGCCGTTGATTTGCGGGGGGATTAAGGCAGGCTCGTAAGTCTGCGCAGCCGCAGATGTGCTGACCAGCAATGCAGCCAATAACGAAATTAGACGTTTAGTCTGCGTCGGGGCGGCGGTCAGCATTTTCTTCCCATGCCGCTGTTGCAGCCTCACCGATTGCACCCATGAACGGGCAAGGCGTACCAGCCATTTCCATCGCTTTAAAGACACGGGTGTCTTGGCACAGGAGGCTCACTGCGGCAACGCGCATACCCATGTCGTACAAGGTCTTCGAGAGCTTCATCCGTTCGCAGTTCTGGTCGCGCACAGTGCGTCCAGCCGACAAGCCGATGATCTGCGTCTGCACTGCGCCAGACTGGCCGGTGGTGCAGAGGTCTTGGCTGTAGGACATCATGGACGGCGCAATGGCGCTGGGCGGAGGCGACTTGATGTTCTGATCGATAACCTGCCGAGAGACGTTCTCGCTATAGCTTTTGCTGTCGGAGACGTTGACGTTGTTGTTCTGGTTGACGTTGTTCGTCGTGCTGTTGATTGTCGAGTTCGACGTGTCGTTGTTGATGTTCCGGTTGGTGTTATCGGACCTGCTGTTCACGCTCTGGTTGATCGTGCTGTTGCTCGTGTCGGTGTTGATGTTCCGATTGGTATTATCAGACGTGCTGGTGTTCTGGTTGATGTTCGTCATCGTGCCAGAATTGACGTTGGTGTTCTGGTTGATGTTCGTCATCGTGCCAGTATTTTGGTTGATGTTCGTGTTCGTCGAAACATTGTTGTTCGTGTTGACCGACGTGCTCACGTTATTGTTGTTGTTCGTGTTGACCGACGTGCTGGTGCTTGCGTTGGTGTTGAAATTGTTATTGGTGTTGGTATTTACCGAAGTGCTGGCAGATACGTTGTTGTTGTTATTCGTGTTCGTCGATGTGCTGGTGGAATTGTTGTTGTTCGTGTTGGTGGACGTGTTGGTGTTGTTCGACGTGCTATTGGTGGTCGTGTTGTAGATATACTCCGTCGGAGCCACCGATACCGGCGCGGTCTGCGCGAACACGAGAGAAGCCGCGCTAGTGGCGGCCACAAAACCAAACAGAAACCGTTTCATCATCGATCCGCCTTATTATCCAGTTTGTCCTCAATCCGGCGGAGGTGCATCATCACCTCGTCGAACTTCTTGTCGATGGCGTTGAACTTCTCGTCACCAAAGCCAAGACGCGCCTCAAGCAGCGTCAGACGGCTGTTGAGATTGACCCAGACTGTTATCAAGCCTCCGATGAAGGCCAGCACAGTGACTATGGTGTTGACGTCGAAGTTCATTTCAAGTTCCGTAGCTTATACACCGCCGACAGATACACTTCTGTGACACCGTCAATTAAATTAGCCACTGCGCGGTTGCCCTGACAGATGTCTTCGTGATGCTCTTCAATCCATGCCGCGTCGGCCTCAAGCAGCTTTAGCACGTCGCGTTCAGACACATCGGGAGCGGGTATGTTCCCGATGATGCTGAACGCGCCTTGGTAGGCTTCTACGAGACGGTCGATTGCGTCGATTACGTCGTCGTAGAAGCCGCCCAGTGCCATATGCTTTGCGAAACTACCATCACCCTTGGCGCGCCAGTGCTCAAAGTGCGCCACGTTGCGTGCGTAGAACACGCGGCTGATGAGTTCCTCGATCATGTTACGCGCCGTTCGGAGCGAGCTGGGCGTTTGCCTGCTCCATGATCTTGCGCAGCATCGGGTCGGCTATCTTGTGTGGCAGCTCCTGCAATGCGGCGAGGACGAGGTTTATGTCGTTGACGGCCAGTTCCAACTTTACAACTGGCTCCTGTGGCGCAGCCTGATTGTCTACGTCGAGGTGGTCTAGTTCTTTATTCATAGTCTGTCTCCTTTGATTTAACTAGCTGGTGGTGGTGTTGGTGTCGGGGTTGGTTCTTCCCAAGGGAAATCGCCTTCGGGGACGTCCACTACTGGGTCTTTGATTAGCGCAATCTGCTTGTTGATTTGCGCATCGACGTGCTCCTTGTAAGAACCGACAACAACGGCTTCTATCCAACCAAGGACATCGGCTTCTGTCAAGTCTTCATAGGGAATGAACGTGGCAGGATCGAGGCTGTCCAACGGGAATGGCGTTGCACCATTAAAGGTACCGCTGTCGCCGTCTTCGTCCGTGCCAGTGCAGGTCCATGTGGATTGAACGACAAAGTTGTCTACGCTGCCGTCTGTGGTTTTCTTCAGGGACGTTACCGCCCAAGTGTACGTAAGTGCCATATTACTATTCCTTTGCTTCTAACGCTTTTACCTTATCTGTGAGTTCTTTTACAGCCTGAATTAGCAGCGCGATAGTCGCGTTGTAATCAACGGTCTTGATGTCTTCATCACCGCCAACTGCCTCTGGCAGAACCGCTTCGATTTCCTGCGCGATGACACCAGCATACCGACGCTCTTTGTCGTCCATGTCCGTGCGGGTGTATGTGACGCCGCGTATCTGGTCGAGTTTGTCCAGCGCGCTTGGGATTGTCTCGATGTTGGCCTTAAGACGGACGTCGGAATATGCAGTGACGTTGCCGGTTGCAACGCAGTCACCATTGTCCTGAACGTAGAACATAATGGTGACTGTGCCACTGACGTTCTTAGCGATGCCATAACGCCAACCGCTGTTGTCTGAACCGAACTCTTGCCGGATTGAATAGGGCGAACCAGTAGACGGGGTAATCCGACCTCCGCCACCACCGCCATTGGGGGATGACCCAAACGTAACGGTAGATAACGCTGATGTGCCGCTCGGATCGGCGTAATAAGCACTGTTGTTGCTATCGTAGAAGATAGTGCCGTCAACACGACCGCCTGAGTACACGCCGGTAGGGCAATAGATATTATATGCACTTGAAGTAGCCGATGTACCAAAGCCCCAGCAGTTAGCAGCATAACTATAATAAGACGCCCAACGTCCTCCACCTTCAAAGTAAATACCGCCATTAGCTGAGCCGTCAAACATTAAGTGCGGTGCGTTTCCACCGCCTTGGATGTGTATACCGTACCAGCCGTTCCTAGCGCCACGAATAGCTATAGAGCCGTAGCTAGACGTGTCGTTGCCAGAAATCTGCGCCGTATTTGGGGGAAATTGGATTTGGTTTAGTACGGACGTTGAAGCGGGGTCAACGTAATACGCGGTGTTATTGCTGTCGTAGAAAATGGGCGCACGGAAAGAGGTAGAAGCAAACATATTGCCGGATACATCAATACCGCCAACCGTAGCCCCCGCGCTCTCGGAGTAAAAATGGAAGGACGCAGTATCAACAAGTTGCGATGTCGTTCGCTTACCGACATACCAAGAGGGGCCAGTAGCGCCGAGATAACGCACCATAGCTTCGCCGCCGTCGGTCGATTGGATTTGGAGGTACTTGTTACCCCCGCCGCTGATGGTAAGATTAAAAAGGTTAGAAGTACCGGCAAAGTCGCCGTAATACCCAGTGTTAGCTAAGTCGTAGAAGATAGGGGCCTGAATACCGTTGCTATTCATGACCGCCATATTGCTACCGCCACGGGTGCGGAAGTAGTGCGTGCTGTTGTCGTAATAGTTGGCTGGGTCCGCGCCGCCGAGGTAGAGGGCGGCATTTCCCGCCGGATCGTAAAGTATTTGGTAGCTACCATTGTCCAGCGTGACGGCGTTAACACCGCTAGAAAACTGAACCCTATTCGCCCGCATGACGTTCAAAACGGATGTGCTGCTTGGGTCTAGGAAGAACGCGCTGTTGTTGCTGTCGTAGAAGATAGTCGCACGGACGTCATTGGCTACGATGAAGTTTCCAGTGTTTATCCGCAGCGCTATTGTCGCAGAGCCGTTGGTTATGTCGGCGCTGTTGCCGTTAACCCAAAACACCATGCCGCTCTGAGCTTCGGTGTAATCAACGCCGATAGCGGAGTATTTGACGCTTCCTGAGTTCATCACAATGACAGGGAATTGGGATGCAAGGTATAGCGCCCTGTTCCAACCGCCAGACATTGTAGTCCCGCCGTTAATCTGGACTTGCCCTACTAGATTTGAACCAGATGCGGGATCGACATAATACGTAGTGTTGTTGCTGTCGTAGTATATCGGCGAGCGGATATCGGTATTTATGGTGACGTTGCCATAGTTAACCGCCATCTGCTGTTGCCAGCTACTGCCGTTGTTCGCCCAGTGAGCAAGACCGCCGCCAGAAATGGCGTCGATAGCGCCGATGGCAGTGCCGCCGTTGGTCCACCAGACAGACGGCACGGTGCCATTGCCGTCGAAGGCCACGACACGATTTGTGCCGCGACCAGTAATGACGTTGCTAAAGGTTGTTCCTGCGGGTGTGAGGTTGCCGTTACCCGCGTTTAGCGCACCTTCAATCAGCAGCCCGTTGGTCGCTACCGCCGTTGCGGCAAGCCCGCTTCCGATGGTTGTCCCACCGTTGATGTGGAGCTTTTTATTAGCAACAACCGACCCACCGCCGCCAATGGCAAACGTAGATGTTGAACCGTTGTACCACATGTTGTCGCTGCCACTGACATCCGTCCACTGGATACCAGCCCACGAAGTGCCGTTGCCGTTCAGGTATAGCTGCGCGTCATTAGAGGATTGTGCCGTGATGATCCCAAGCACGCTGGAGCCAGCGGGGTCAACATAATAAGCAGTGTTGGCGCTGTCGTAGTAGATTGGTGCGGAAATGCTGTCGTAAACACGGACGCGCAAGTCGCCTTCACCTACCGAAAACAGCGTATTACCAGTGGTAATTTCCTTAAAGCGGAAGCCGCCATAGGCATAGTGGGCGTAAAAACGCTGGCCCGTATACCACTTAAAGTCGAGCTTAGAGTAGTTACCCCCAACATTCTCCATGTTGGTGGTGATGTGGTAATTTGTTGAGGCATCGCCGCCCGCCGAACCAAAATACAGCTTCCCAGTAGCCGCAGCGTCATAAGCCAAACCGCTTCCGTTAGTCCCGACAATAAGCGAGTTCAAAGAGGAAGTAGAAGCGAAGTCACCGTAATACGCAGTGTTGTCGCTGTCGTAGAAGATCGGGGCACGCATAGAGCCAAGCGACAACGTATATGAGTTTGCTACAACTTGAAGGGTAGATGCGGCGGCAGTTGCTGTCCCGAAATGCAAACCGATTGTGCTTGCGCCGCCGGTACCAGCGGTGCCTTGGAAGTAACTTAGCCCGAAACCATCGGCGCTGTTAAAGCTCCAAATACGGTTGCGGTCGCCAACCGTAACAATCCTGCTCTGGAAACCCTGCGTGCCAGCCACAATTACGCCATTGCTAAAAATAGCCGTTGAGCCTGCAAAGTCTGCGTAATACGCGGTGTCGTTGCTATCGTAAAAGATAGGCGCACGCATATCAGCAACGGCTGAAAGACTGCCAGCATTTGTCAGCGTTAGTATATCTACGGTGTCGTCGGAGTTTGTAACCCTCAACGCACCGCTATTTGGGCCAAGTTTGATGTAGCTGTTCGGAGCGCCAGCACTATAGCGGCCAAGTTCCAGCTTTGAGCTTGTGTCGTCTGTAGTCCGTATACCACCCGCAACTGTAAGTTTTCCGTAGGTAGCACTGACTGAAGTCGTTCCCACCCCGACATTCGTCCCATCGTCGTAGATCACCGACGCGCTTACAGCCGACGTGCCGTTACCCTTGAGGACGTAGCCCGACGACAGGGTCGTTGCGCCTGTGCCGCCGTTGGCGACGTTCAGCGTGCCTGCGAGTGTGATCGTCCCGCTGCTGGTGACCGGACCGCCAGACGTCGTCAGGCCGGTGGTGCCGCCGCTGACGTTGATGCTCGTCACGGTGCCCGCGCCGCTCGTGGGTGAGGAGATAGTGAAGTTCGGGTACGTGCCTGTCACGGTCGTAGCGCCAGACCCTGTCAGCGACACAACCTGATCGGGAGCCGTGTTGGTGACGGTGATAGAGCCAGAGGACGTGATAGGGCCGCCAGAGACGCTGACGCCCGTTCCCGCAGTCAGGTTGACGCTGGTGACGGTGCCGGTGTTCGAGGTAAAACCAGACGGGTTGCTCGCGGGGTACGCTCCAAGGTTCGTCAGGGCCGTCGCCGCGCTCGTCGCGCCAGTACCGCCATTAGCGATGGCGAGTGCGCCAGACGTGATCTGCGACGCGGCGATAGCGATTGCAGACGACGACGCAGACGTAATCTGACCCTGCGCGTTGACCGCGATGACGGGCACGGAGGACGCGCTGCCGTAGGTCGATGCGCTTACGCCTGTGTTCGTGATGCTGAAGACCGTACCGGTCAGCGTGAGGCCAGTGCCCGCCGAGTACAGGACCGGCGCGGCGAACTGCGTAAACGTAATCGGCGTTGTGCCGACAGTGATCGGCAGCGGCGTCTGCTGCACCCACGACGTGTTGGACAGCGTCGATCCCGCCGTGACAAGGAAGAAGTCGCCCGCGTCGATCTGGTCAACGCCAGTGCCTGCGCTGTCGAAGTCTGTGGCGCGTGTCAGGATGTACGGCGTCGAGCCGCTGCCGACCTGCGTAACAACGTAGACGCCGTTATTGGCCCCCGCCGCCTCGTCCTTGACCAAGATGCGGTTGCCCGCAACCACGGCCACGCCGTCGACCGAGAGTGCGCCGTTGGCATTGGCCGTGAGCGTCGCGCCGACGCCAGAAGTGCCGTTGTTGTACGTGTTGGCAGGCAACGCCGCAGCCGTTGCCAAGCGCACGGACTGATGGAAGTTGATGCCTGACGCGATACTGTCGGCATACGCCTTGTTGACGATGTCGGTGCCGTTGACTGGCGACGTGCTGATCGTGCCTGTGGTGAGCGCAATCGACGTGATGTCGGTATTGGCACCAGAGGCCGCCGCACTGAGGTTCGTGCGCGCCGTAGCCGCCACGCTCGCGCCTGTGCCGCCATTGGCGATGGCGACGATGCCCGTGACGTTTGAGGCCGTGCCCGTTGTATTCTGGTTGAGCGTCGGGATGTCCGCCGCGACGATAGCGCGGAACGTCGGCGTGCCTGCCGAGCCGTTCGGTGCCGCAAGGACCGTGTTGGCCGTCTGCGACGCGAAGTTGGACGGCAGGACGGCAAGCGTCCCACCAAGTGTCAGCGAACCTGCGGACGTCACTGTGCCGCTCAGGCTCAGGCCGCTGACGGTGCCGGTGCCTGAGACTGACGTCACCGTACCTACGTTAGATGTGAAGCCCGAAGGGTTGCTTGCGGGGTACGCACCTAAGTTCGTTAGAGCAGCGACTGCGTCCGTTGCGCCAGTACCGCCATTGGCGACGGCAAGCGTGCCGTTGAGGGTCAGTGTGCCCGCCGACGTAATTGGGCCGCCGGTAAACGACATGCCCGTTGTGCCGCCGCTGGCATTGACGCTGGTCACGGTGCCTGCGGTGCTGTCGTTCGATGTGATTGTGAAGCTAGGGTACGTGCCAGTGACGGTCGTCGTGCCTGCGCCTGTTAGGGATACGACCTGATCTGGCGCGGTGTTGGTGACCGTGAACGACGGGTAGCTGCCGGTGACCGAGATCGCGGTGCCGCCTGTCAGCGCCACGACCTGATCGGGCGCAGCGTTAACCAGAGAGCCGCTGGCGAGCGTCAGACCATTGCCGACGGAGATTTCCTCCGCAGCGCCGACTGATGCCGTAGTGCGGCCTAGAAGCCGCGCAGAGGCCAATGTGAGGCCGCTGGCGGTGTATGCGCCCGGCGCGACGTAATCAATGCCTGCGGTGGCCGGAAGTATCTCGGTGCCGTTGCCTTTAAGCAAGCCGCTCACGGTCGTCGAAAGCGTAATCGCGGGCACCGTGCTTGCGTTAGCAACCGTTCCGGCAAAGCCGTTGGCGGTGGTAACAGACACCGAAGTGACCGTACCTGTGCCTGTGATCGTCTGCCAGAACGGCGGAGCCACGCCACCGCCAGAGACCAACACCTGACCTGCGGTGCCAGCCGTAGGCGTTAAATACAGCGCGTCATTGCTGGAATATGCGATGGCACCGACAACAGGAGACAGACTGTTGCCGGTGCCGCCACGGGACAAGGGGAGCACGCCTTGCGTTTCCGTGGTGTCGCTCAGGTCCACCGCAGGGTGGACGTGATCTCCACGCGCGGCAACAGTCGAGACACCGGGTGATCCGGGACCGAGAGGCTCAGGCGTTGTAGATGAAAAGATTACAGCGAAGGAACGGTTGGCGGAAAGATCTCCGCCGCCCGTTAACCCCGCGCCAGCCGTGATTGTGCGGCTGGTGGGGACGTAATTTGCAAGCACGATAGGTGCCGAGGTCGCACCCGTGACGCGGCCCTGCGCGTTGACCGTGAGGACTGGCACGCTGTCGGCGGCACCGTAATTGCCAGCCGTGACACCCGTGGTGGTCAGCATGCTGTCGTCAACACCTGATGGCAAGATGTAGAGCGTGCGGTTGGCTGACAGGTCTCCGCCGCCGCCCAGACCGCTGCCGGAGTTGATTTCACGCGAGGACGGCACCGCGCCGACGGCAGCGATGTTCGCAAACTGGACCTTGAACGTCTGACCGTCGATGATGTACGGCATGTAGCCGAGTGTGCTCGTTCCCTGATATTCAGGGAGGCCGGTAATGCGGGTAGGGATGAGATTTGTAGGGACGTTGCTCAAAACTCGTCATCCTCGAAAAAGATTAGATAATCATCGCTGTCCTCAGTGATGAGGAACTGCTCGCTGTTTTGCGCGATAACGCCCGCCGGATTTGTAGCGAGAGGCACATCGGGACGCAAGAATGGTAGCAGGATATTATCCGGCTGGCGAGCGGGAAGGCGATACGGGTCGTATTGGTCGCGATCCCTCTCGCAGACCAGCAAGCCGGGGTAATTTGGGTCGGGCATCAAGTCAGCCAGCGGCATCTTGATGGAGCAGCGCCCACATATGCCGATCGCCAGCGTCGTATTGCCGCGTGTGTTGAGATAGCGGGGCATCAGCCGTCCAACGCCACGTCTGGGCGCGGAAAGCGCAGGGTGATGTCCTCTGGCTGCCGCGCGGGCTCGCGCCACGGGTCGTAATCGTCCACGTCGTCGATGCAGACCTTTAGCGTCGGAATATTCCGGTCGCTGTACAGGTCATCAATAGGAAATTTACGCTTGCAGCGGTCACAAATGCCGATGCCGAGGTGATTTCGCCCGATGGTGTTGATGTAGCCCTCAACAGCCATGATTTTACCTCGTGTACGGTGAAATATTGGGGGCGATCATCATCGGACTGTTGTCGCGCTCTTCCATTTGCGCGATATTCAGTGAAATCGCCGCCTTTTGGTCCAAAATCGGGATCAAATTGACGTCAACTTCGACCAATTCAAGCGCCATTTTGGCCGCCAGACCCGAAACGATGGCCTCAAGCCAGCGCTGAGGCACTTCAACGTCCTGCGTCATGGTGCCGACGTCCATAATGTAGCGCTGGCGCCACACGACGATCTGGCAGACGGTCGCGGCCAGATTTGGCACCGGCCACATGTGCATAATTGGGTTGTTGACCTGACGATCGAACCAAAATTGCAGCGGGCGGTTCGACTGAAACGCCTTATTTGGCAAGTTTGTGTAGTCGTCGCGGTTCATGCGCGCCAACGGGATCTCGGTCGGCGTGTTTGCCAGATAGATTTGGCTGAAGCCGAGCGTGCCTGACGTCGCGCGGATGCGGAAATACCGAGACGCCACGCTGCTTTCCAGATCGTACCAAGTCCACTGGCCTGCGGTCGCGGTTGGCGTCTCAGATTGGATCGTGACCCACGTCACGTTATCGTCTGAACGCTCAAATACGATAGGCACGGCGGGAGCGGACCAAAGGATGCCGGTGTTGGAGACGAATACGTCGTCGGTGAAGTCCACTTCGCGGGCCGTTGACGTTGTGTAATTGATGCCGGTCACCTGCTGGAGCCAGCGAAAGTTGCTGTTCAGGATGTCGACGGTGCCGTCGAGCATCGTGATGTCGCCCACGCCGTCGTACAGCGGATAGATCTGCTTCTCAATGCACCAGAGCGGCGCGCCTTGGTTGGCCAAGTCGGAGAGGAACAGGTATAGCTGGTCGTTGGCTATGTCGATGTGTTCGGCGGTGATCTGTTGCGCCGTCAGTTTACAGCGACGGATCGCGTTGTCGATGACGCGCCGTGTGTTAAAATTAGTCTGTGAAACTGTGTCTGAAAACGCCATAAGGATGTGCTCGCATTGTTATCGCAGCAGCAAGCCGATGACAGCAAGCACCTCTAGCGTGGGTGGTATAGCGCAAAAACTGCCCGCCAGCAAGGCGAGCAGTTCATTTATATTAGCACTTACCCTTTGGCATTGCGGTCAGACCGCCCTTGCTGCGGCGGATCATAGGCTTGCTGCTGTGTGCTGGAACGCCTTTCTTTGCTGCCGCAGCTTTCATCATCTGCGCTTCGCGGTCGGACATAGCGCCCATTCCACGAGCGCCAGCCTTAGCAGCCGCGCGGGCTGCGGCACCAGCCAAAGCGCCAGCAGCAGCGCCAGCCAAAGCACCGCCGCCTATGCCACTGGCAGGAGCCTTTGGCATTGGCTTCTTAACTGCGGGGCGACCTACGCCAAGATCTGCGTCAGTTGCGCGGCGGCCAGAGGCGTCGGTCGGGCGTGTTGAGATGCCTTCGACGGGTGCCTTGCGGCCAGACATGCGACGATCTTCCGCCGCAATCTCGGCCATCGTTGCGCGCTTGCCGCGTTCGTTGTACGTGCCGCCCTCGAACATCTTCACTGGGCCGCCGGTCATGTACTTCATCCGAGTGCTATTCTTAAATCCGTCCATGTCACTTACCTTTCTTGCGGGCCGCAGCCATGTTATCAATTAAATTGGGGTAGGGTCGTCCAGCCGCCTTGGCGCGAGCCTTGGCAGCTTTCTTGCGCTTGACCGACAAGTCTTTCGGCTTGCCGAGATCCTTCGGGCGCTTCTTGTCCCAGACAGGTTTTACTGCAAAGTCGCTCATATCAGCAATCCCATTTACGGAGTGAAAGTGCCTTGCGTGTCGGGCGACCCTTGTCGTCCTTCATCGGCCCCGGCATGCCAGACATGCGTGCGCAGAATGACTTGCGACGCGCGGCTGCCTTTGGTGATTTCTTTGCCTGCTTCGCGCTGACAGGAGGCTTGATGTCCTTGCCCTGAGCGCGCAGCGATGCGCGGCCCTTGGCATTGAGGCCGCCTTCGGGGTTCTGCCCCTCCTTGCGGGTCCATGCGCCGCCGCCCTCGGCCATAGCGAGACCGCCCTTGGCAAAGGGCATGCGCAAGTTGGCGTTGACGCCGCGTTGCTGCGGATTGTAGCCCACGCCCGCAGAGAACTTTGGATTGCTGTACTGCGCCTGAAGCTGCTGGAGCGCGACGCCTTTGGGGTCGACGCGCATCTGAGCGCCAATGTCGAACTGGCCGTTGCGCATGGGCATCTGAGCGCCGACCTGCATGCCGTTCGGTGTTAAGTTCGCGTTGGCGCGGGGCGGTTGTCCTTGCTGCATTGGTTGCTGCATGGGCTGCTGCCCGCGCTTGTTCACGCCCAGCGCGTCGTCGATGTGGCTCTTGGCCTTAAACTGTCGGAGGTCGAAGGCGTTGTCCATCATCAATCTGCGTAGGACTTAACCATCTCAAGGATGATAGTGTACCTGTCACCGGCGCTGGCGTCGTGAGTAGAGAATTGGATGTCGCCATTCTTACCTGCGCCTGCGTTGTTCCACAGACCGCCGAACTCCGTCAGGTCCATCGAGTACATGGTGTTCTGCGGGATTGACGTGATAAGCACGTCCGTGGTGGCGTCCCAGAACATGTCAACAATTAGGCCGTGCGTAAAGACGTGCATCTTAACGATAGTAACGCCGTCGCAAGCCTTGCTGAAAGAGCTAGGGTTGAGCGTCGAAACATCAACCTTGGTCACCTTGGTCTCGCCGGTGCCGTCGGAGATGTTCGTAAATTTCATAATGGCCATACGCTCGCCATCGAACAGGGTTTGTGTTGCTACTGCATCTGCCATCTGTGTATTCCTCAATAATCAGGGGCCACCCGAAGGCGACCCCCTCTTATAACATAAGACTAACGCTTAGTCATTAGCCGTTGTTTGCACGTACTGGTACGTGACGCGGACTTGTCCAACCGTAGGCTGGCCAACGGACGTCACTGTCGCAACGACAGTTCCGTTTGTTCCGATGTTGTCCATTGCAGCAAGCTGTGCCGCAGTGAACGTAGGCAGAACGCGGACACCAGTTTTGGCATTGACGCCGCTTGCGTAGGTGGTCGCACCCGATGCCGTACCGACAGAGACAGTTGCCGAGGTGGCACTGTCGTACTGCGTGAGCACGTCAACGATGATGTTCACAATCTGCGAACCGAAAGGCAAGTAGACTGTGCCGTTTTGCACGAGTGTGGCGTCGAAGTTGATCAACACGGTCTGCGAAAGAACCGCGAGACCGATGTTTGGGCCGCCTGCTTTACCGGCGTTAATGTCGCCGGAGGCAAGTGGGCCGCTCCAAGTAGTTTGTGACATTTAGTTTCTCCTTTAGAGAAGGGAGGGGGACCGAAGTCCCCCAACCCAATTAGATGCCAGCCGTACCGTATACGCCGCGTGGATCGGTCCAACCGAACGCATAACGCTCGGTAGCCTTGTAGCGCATGCTGTCGGTTTCGAAGTCACCTTCCATGCTCTTCTCAAGACCACGACGCATAGCGAGCTTCAAACCTTCTGGCGCATCAGTCTGTACCCACCATGCAGTGGTCGAGGTGATACGCGACAGGTTGGCTTGTCCTTCCGCCAATAAACCCATAGAATTCACGGGGTTAACGTCGTTGTTCGCGGTGCCTGCACGCAGTGCGGACTTCAGCAATACTTCAGCTTGGAACACGTTTGAAGGACCGGAAACGATCTTCTTAGGTGTCAAGCGGATGCGCTTGCCGTTGTTGTCTACTGCGTTGCGGATCTGGATGAGGATCTGCTCAAGCGAGGTCTGCGACAAGTTGGCTGCGGTCGTAAGCTGGTTCGAGAACGTACCAGTTGCGATCGGGTGAGACGTGTTGACCAACGATACGCCGTCGCCGCCTGCATACGCGCTGTTGAAGGCACGGTTCAGGATGTTGGCACCAAGGGTTTCCTTGGTTTCGATCAGCGACTGTGCAAGGTGACGAGCATAGGTCTGACCGATACGGATGTGATCGCCATCTTCCACCAGAACCTTTGTCAATGCAAAGGCAAGGCCGTAGACGCGGTACACGTAGCGCTGGATGAACAGCACGCCGCCGGATTGATACGTGACAGGCATGCCGTCTGGCAATTCTGGCGCGGCACCAAAGCCGAACAGGACAGGCTCTTCGTGGTAGTTACGGGGAATGCCCTTAAACTCTTTGAAGACCTGCGCCCACTCATCAGCGCGTTGATCGTAAATTCCGTTGAACTCTTCGTTTAGGATCGGTTCAACGATCGAGCGGAAGTCTGTACTTCTCATTGGGGTAGCCATTGTTCAAGCCCTCCTTAGTACGCGGCCTTATCGGCGACGTTTTGATGTTCGCTGATTTGGACCTGAGCGATGACATACGTGTCACCCCAGTTGTTGTCGGGACCGGGAGTGATCCCGATGAGGCGCATTTGAGCGTTCGCAGCAGCAGTTGAAACGCCCAACATCATCTGGCTGATGCCGACTACAGTCGAGCCAGTACCGATGGTGGTGGTGTCATACTGCTTACCAATGTCGGCTACGTTCAGAGCAGCGTCGCTCTGGATTTCATAGACGATGGTTGGGTCGAGCGTAGCGTAAGCAACGATGTCAGTCGCTGCGAGCGATGCAGTCCACTTGTTGGACACGCGACGGCGACCGTCACTGTCCGTGAACTCAACGCCTTGGAAGGTGCCGATGAAAGCGGCACCGACAGCGGCAGCCACGAGTGTGCCTTCCGTTTCGCCACCAGATGTTGCTGGCGCGATGCGGACGGGTTGGTTCTGTAGTATGTTAACGGCGTAGCCTGTCTGGATCGTGAAGGCGGTAGGACGAACCGTGCCGCTTGGCGAATAGACAGGACGTAGGCCGAACGGTTGTGATACCGAAGACATAGCCTTAATCCTCTTGTTAAATGGATGAAACCGTCATCAGTCGAAAAGACCAATGCGCGGGTTATGCTCACGCATTTCCATCAAACCGTCACCTTCGAACAACGTGCTGCCTGAACCTTCTGCCTGTTGCCGCATGATCTCTGCGGTTTCAGCCAGCTTGTTCTCCTCACGTAACGGAGCATCGTGGTGAGCTTCCTGCATAAACCTTTGATACAAGGCTTCGGGCAGCTTAAACGCGATCATCTCGTTGACACCAATCATTCCAGACCATTCGCCTGTCTTGATTGAGGCGAACTCCATGCCCGGCACCTCCGACGCTTTTATCGGCTCGTATCCGAGCTGAATGCGACGGTGGATAGGGTCACGAGGGTTCGTCGTCGTGAGCCAGCACATGTGATATCCCGGTATATTCGGTAGATCAGGTAGTGCGTCATTAAATAACTGCGCCCGGAACATTTCAAGTCGGTCGTCATCAGTCACTTCGCGATTTTCGGTGACCTGTCGGTCTTCCATTTCGCGGGACTGCCGTCCAACACCGAGTTCCTTCTTCAAACGCTCATCAGTACTATTTGTCATGTTGTCTCACTCCAGTTTTCAGCGAGCCGAACTTTTGTCGTAAGCCTGATAAGCCTTGAGCATTTGGTTACGACGCGGAACGTCATCCCAAATACCTGCGTCTATCATAGCTTGCTTCCGTTCGGGTGTCACGTATATTTCTTTCTTAGTCGAAACGGGCGCGTGCTCACGCGTCGTTCCGGTCGGGGGTGCCTTGCGTTTGCTAGGACTTTGGCGGGTTTCCGCCTCGTCGTCGCCAATGCGCGCGGCCACGCGGCGGGTCAGCTCGTGCCAGTAGTCGGCGTCCTTGGGGTTGTACCCCTCGGCGGCGAGCTGGTTGTCGATGACCTTCGTGATGGCGCTGTCCTCGTCACGGCCACTAGGGTCGTACCATGGGTTCGCGTTCATCCATTCCTTTGCGTAATTTACCACGCGCGGGTCAGGGCCGGGGTTGGCGTGTTGCTGGCGGACCTGCTCCACTTGCTGCTTCTGCTGCCACAGTTGCTGCGCCTCGTACTGCGCTTCGTCACGCAGACGCATCGCCGTTGCCACGTCGTCACCGTTACCGGCCTCGACTGCGCGTGCGATGATGGCCTCGGCCTGCTTCACGTCGGCCTGAGCCTGCGCGATGCGTTGGTCGATGGCGCTTACGTTGCTGGCAAGCGTGTTGCCCTCGATGGCAGAGACGCGGCGCAACAGCGCATCGTTCTGCTCACGCAACTCGGCAAGCTCGCGATCGGCGTGCTCCTTGGCGCGTAGCCGCCGCTCACGCTGCTTCTGGCGCTTGACGTTGCTACGGCTCTTGCGGGCGATCTCTTCGTCACTGTCGTCTTCGCTGTCGCCAAGACGCTCGTCACCATCATCGTCGTCATCATCGTCATCGCTGTCATCGGTGTCAGCTTCTTCCTGTACAGGTTCCTGTACGGGTTCTTCGCCTTCGATGATTACGATATCGTCTTCGTCATTTTCTGTCAGTTGGTTGTCAGCCATTTACATGCTCCTAGAGGAATGCCTTGACGGCAAGCGGGTCACCAGTGACCTTACCCACCAAATCAAGATCGTTGAAGATTACGACGATGGCCTCTTCTCCATCGTCGGTCTTTACCGACCAACGGTCACCGCCGTAGCGGGGCACGCGGACGAAGTCTCCGACTTCGCACCACGACCCTTCGGGCCAGTGTTCCATTGTGTTGCGGTTCTTGAACGCGAGGCTGCCGATGTCGATGACCTTGGCGACCTGCGTGTTGTAGTGCTCCGTCTCGCGGACGTCGCCTGTCAGGATGATGCCACCCTTCGTCTTTGTTTTGGGCGTCCGTATCTGGCACAGGACGCGCGAGCCGAATGGCTTCACGCCTGCGTCACAGGGTGGGAATGCCTCGTCGAGACCGTCGTAACTAAACTCGACGCTGTTTCCATTTATCTGCATGTGTGCTCCTAAAATTCACGTTTGTCGTCTTCCGCCACCGTGTTGATCAGGATTTCCTTGGCCCGCTGTATCCCAGCGTACAGGCCAACGGCGCGTCCATAATCAAACTCGGTCTTGCCAGACGGCCTCTCCAGCGCCTCAACAGCCATTGCTGCCTGTTCTGTCTCAAGGCGTTGGAGGAGGGTCTCTATTCTCATGCCGGTGTCTTGGGTGACTTAACTGGATGAGGCATGATGCCTTGTGCCATTTTCTTGTGCATGGGCATGGTCTTGTCGCTCGCCTTCGGGGTTTTGCCCTTCGGTGTCGCGCTCTTTGCATTGTCGGCCATATGGTTTTCCTTATGGGTTCGGGTTTATCCCAGTGCCGGTTGACACTGCGATGCGTTCGCCAGACATGATCTCGGCCTGCGCAAGCTGCATGGCCGTTTGGTTGTCTTGCTGGTTCATGGTCATGCGGGCGTTGAGTTCAGCCGACTTGCGGGCGTCCTCGCGGTCCTGCTTCATCTGCTCAAGCTGCTGCTCGATCTGGAGCTTCTGCGCCTGAAGCTGCATCTCGGCTTGGCTCTGCATTGCCTCGGCCTGCATCTTCTGGCCCTCGATCTGCATGGCCGTCTGGTCTTTCTGCATTTGCATCTGCATCTTCTGACCGTCGAGCTGCATCTGCGCCTGATCGCGCTGCTGCTGTGCCTGTAGCTTCTGGCCCTCGATGGCGGTGCGCGGATCTTGCGGCGGCTGCGGTGCGAGTTGCTGCATCATCTGCATGGCCTGCGCAATGACAGGCGGCAGCGATGCGAACACCTCAGTCGCGTCGGTGACCACAGTCTGAGACGCCTCGGCCAGCATGCGGTCGAACGCACGGCGTGCCTCGTCGTCCTTGAGGTTCTTCATGTCCTCGCTGATGTCGATGCCCGACGTGTCTTCGGCCAACTCAAGCACGGTTGACGCATACCATAACGCAAGGTGCTCTTTGATGTGACCCAGAATGATTGGCAGATACGTCGGCGCGATGAGCTGGCTTCCGCCGAGTGTTGGGTTGAGCATGTACGCAAGGTGCGTCTTGAGGTGGGCGATGTGGTCCTGCTCAGGGAAGGCGACGATCGGTCGGCCCATGGTGGCCGCGACGTTTTCGTTGACCGCGTTCTGCTGCTTCGGCTCCATCGGCGGGACGAGCAGCTCCTTCGGGTTCGGTACGCGCAGCGTCTCAAGCAGACGCTCCTCGACCTTGCGCAGGTTGTACAGTTGCGGCAGTGCGGCGGCGCGCTGCGACACCGCCTGAACCTGCGCAAAGCGTTGGCTCTCGCTGAAGATCGCGGGGTCGGACACCGGCACGACGTCCATCGGGCCTTCGAAGTCTGCGCGCGTGGCCAGCACTTCGCCGACCTCGTGCTTCACGTCGGCGTCGTCCAAATACATCGCGTTGAGGCGGTGCAGGATGCGCAGCGTGCGGGCCATAGCGCCGTGCAGACGCGCGTGGATCGACGAGAACACGGTCATGCCCTCTTGGATCAGCGCGAGCGTCGTGCCGACTGGTGCGTTCGGGTTCTGGTCGGCCAGATTGTCCATCGACGTGCGGACCACGCCCTTGCCTGCGTCGACCACAAAGCCGAGCAGTTGGAACAGGGTCGGCGATGGCGGGTTGAACGGGATCGGCATGGCCAGCTTGCGGACGTCGTCCACGTTGAGGCCGCCCTCGATCTCCTCGACCTGCGTCGGCTGGATGTTCAGCGACTGGCCGCCGCGTGTGCCGCCCTTCAGCTTGAGCATCGTCGGCACGTTCTGGATGTGCGCGCTGTCCATCAGTGCGCGCAGCGCGCCGGTCGCGGCAGCGGATAGGCCGCCGATCATGTGCGGCAGGCCGATTGGATACGCGCCGCGCCACGGGATGAACGGGAACTCGACGAACCAGTCGAGTGGCTCGCGGCTGTCGTCCTCTTCGTCCCAGTTACGGTAGATCGCGAGCACCTTGCTCGATGGCTTGTCGATCGTGATGATGTACGGCGCGTTGCCGTCACCCTCGACGTCGGCGATGACGTGGCACTCGAACACGGTGCGCAGTCCATCTTCGTTGTAGCTGGTGTCGTTGCGACCCTCGATCTTGTCGTTGGCCACGTCGGCTGCCGAGCGCTCAGGCTCAAGACCGGCGGGCGTCAGGTCGACGTCGCGGTACATGCCGCTCTCGACGCGCTGCTCATAGTCGAGCTGCGTCAGGTACTGGACGTGCGTCTTGCGCTGCGCGGTGTAGAAGTTGGTCGCCGCGAATGGCAGGTACATGTCGTCGATCATGACGGCAAGGAAGCCGGGGCGGTTGCGCGCCTCGTCCCACGACATCTTGAGGTACTGCGCGCCGCCGAGCGGCACCTGCGTCAGTAGCTGCTCAAGCTCGGAGCGGAACTCTTGGCTCTGCACGGTGAGCTGCCAGTTCATCAGCGACGTCTTGCGCTTCGCCTTCTGGATCTTCTTGATCGTGACTTCGCCCTCGATCAGATCCTTGGCTGGGCCCTGCGGCGGCAGCAGCTCCTTGATGGCGCGCGACGCGAAGTCGATGCACGCCTCGGTCATCATCGGGTGGACGACCTTCGATGCGCCGTTGAACTGCGCGCCGCCGGGCGCGTCGTCACCGAGACCGGTGCGGCGGATGCCCTCCTCGTACTGCTCGTCGCGCTTCTTGCGCGCCTCCTTGTCGCGGCTGATCAGTTCGAGGAACTTCGACGCCAGTGACTTTAGGTCCGGTTCGGGCATAGTCTCGGCGAGGTTGTCGTAGAAGCTGCTCTCGCCTGCGGCTGGTCCGTTCTCGTCGAGCGTGACGATCGCGCCACCGTCCTCGGTGTCCTCAACGTCGGTCACGTCCTCGCCGTCGAACTCAACGACTTCGCCCTCGATGATGTCTTCGTCTTCGATCATTGCCTAATCCTTATTGCCCATACGGGTTCTGTATCACCTTCGGCGGTGGTTTGTCCATTTCTTGCTTCTTGTCGACCAGCGAGCCGAGCATGCCCTTGTCCATCATGAGCCGCATCGCCTGCGTCGTGCTGTCCACGAAGTCGTCGTGCTTGATGCTGCCCTTGCCGCTGAACGAGCAGAGCTGCGCCACCAGCGGGTCGGCCCAGACGCGCGGCTTGCCGGGGAACTTGTCGCTCTCAGGCAGGAACACCCTGCGCCGTGCGAACACGGGGCTGACCACATGCAGGCGCGCCAGCTTGTCTGCCCGTCCGGGGTTGTAGGCGTGCGCCAGTATCCCCTCGCGTTCGAGCATCTGTCTCAAGCTGATGCCGCTCCCCTTGTCCTCGATCAGCAGGATGTCTGGCTTGCGCCCAGAGGTCAGCGGCTTCGCGCTACCGTACATGGGCTTGATCAACGCGACGTCCTGATCGTCGCCATACGCCGTGTTCATTTCCTTCTTCACGCGCTTGATCAGGTCGGGCATGCCGAGCTGCTCCTGCCAGCAGTCGAGCAGCAGGGCGTAGCCCTTGCCGTCGTGCTGGAACACGCCCCAGACGCTGCACGCCGTGTAGTCGGCGTCGCCGCTCTTCTTGTCGCGGGTCGCCTCGGTGTACGCGGTGTCGAGTGACATTATGATCCAGTCGAACGCGGGCAGCGGCTTCTTCGCGGGCCAGAGCTTGAGCCAGCTCTTCTTGATGATAGCGTTCTCGCTTGGGTCCAGCAGCTCCCCGTGGATCTCCTGACGCCCGATGGTTGTCCCCTCGTATGCCTCCAAGCTCTCGAAGAACCGATCGGGCAGGTTGTCGCGGTTGTCGAACGTCGAGCCGGTGATGATGGTGCGGCCCTGCTTCGGGATGATCAGCTTGCGCACCAGCTCGACGGGGCGCGGCGTCGTCGTCCACAGCACCTGCGGCTTCGCGCCGAGGCGCAGGCCCATCATGGCCATGTCCCACGTCTCTTCGGCGTTCTGCCATGCGGCCAGCTCGTCGCACCATATAAACTGGTGCTGCGGTCCGCGCAGACGTGCGGGCTTCTCGCTCGTGAAGCCACGGATTTTCGTGCCGTTCTTCATCTCAAGGAGAAGATCCGTGCTGTTGTACTTCTTGATCAACCCTTGGGGTATGACGTTAAGCAGGCCGCTCTCGCCTTGAAAGCAGACCTTGTCGACGTCGGCGTAGGTCGGCGCAATCACGGCGCAGTAGGTGTTGCGGTGCAGGGCGGCTTTGGCCCCCAGCCATTCAGCCCCGATGCGGGTCTTGCCGTAACCGCGACCCGCCATGTAGCCGTACTCGCTGAAGTCGGCGGCGGGGATCTGTTCGGGTCGCGCCATCTTCGCCCAGCGCACCTGCCAGTCGACAAAGACGCGCGTCTTTGGCGGCATGGCTTCCGCGTCGGCGGTCTTGAGGTGGACTGCCTCAGCCATGGTTGCGGTACAGCGTCAGCGTTTCGCGCAGCTCGGCATTGGCTGCGCGGATCTTGTCATAGCGCTCGTTGGCCAGATGCAGCGCGTGGTTGAGCGCGTACTGCTCGGTCGCGTGGTGCTCGGCTGCCGCCTCAAGTTCGCGGATGCGACGCCACGGGTTAACGAACAGGCGCGGGATCATTTACTGTTACGCTTCGCGGCCAGTATGGTCTCAGTGAAGAAGGCCGCCAAGGCGTCTGCTTCAGGCGCGTCTTCATCGTCGATGGTCTTGTCTTTCGTGTTGCCGTCGCCGTATTTGTTCGGGCTCCACTTGGCCAGCAGCTTGAGGCGGAACTCTGCGCGGTTCTTTGCCCACGCGACGGCGGCGCTGTCGATGCGCGTCGTGGACGTCTTGCCGTCACCGTCGGTCTGCACGATGCGCTCCGGCTCGGCGTCGATGATGTCGAGTGCGTCGTCGGCGATGACGTCCGCGCCAACCTCTCTAGCTTCCGCGTATGCGATGCGAAGACCTTCGTCCTCGCGGACCCACTGGCTCCACGCAGTCGGATGAAACTTCAAGTCGCGTGAAATCGACGACAACGTCTCGCCGAGGGCGATGCGCGACAGCACCTCTGCGATCAGCTTATCTGTCTTCTTTGCCGGGTAAGGCATATGTCTGCATGCTCCGTTCGGTTACACAGTGCTACCAGTTATCACCCACAGATAACCGCATTCTCACCCACATGCAAGGGGTAGCTCGACCGAGCTATTCCAAATCACCCAGCCGAGCCTCCGCCATCAACACCAAACAACACACCATTGTCAATGCAACACGACGTTGCGACGCACCACGCAGCACGACGCATCATGCACCGAGTGCAGCTTTCGGAACTGGTCAACACACCACAGCAAAAAGCGCAGCGCAACGCAGCATCTGCTCGGTGCAGCATTTGCAGCAGGTGGGGTACCCCTAAAGGGGTAACCCCCTTCACGCTGCATAAATGCTGCATTTCTCCGAGCTGCACCATTTGCAACATGAGGCTTAATGCTGCAAATGATGCATGTTGCAGGGGTATGAAAATAAATTAAAGAAAGTGCATTTTGTGTGTTGCAATGCCTGATTGCATCTGCCATATACTGCCTATCAGTAACACGGAGTTTCTACCATGCCACGCACCGCCGACCACTACACCGCCCTCGCTCTCGACGCTTTCAATGCAGGCTTCGCCAGCAAGAGCGCACAAAAGACAGCCATCGAAAACGTAACGCGCGCTTACGACCTTAACGCACAAGCCATCCGCGACGCGCTGTTGGCCGACCGCACGATCGGCGGCAACCGCGACGGTTGGGCCGCGCTTTACTACAACGTCCCTGCCTTGCACAACTGGAAGGCCAAGCACGACGCAACCTACGCCTTCGCTGGCGACCTGATCCAGTCGATCAACGATCTGGTCGAGCTGCGCGCCACCATCAAGAACGCAGCCGTCGCGCCGGTCCCTGTCCGCGAAGTCAGCAAGTACGAAGTCGCAGCGATCAAGACCATCCAAGACATCATCACCCTGCGCAAGACGCAGTATGCTCGTGCCATCGACCTCGGCACGATCTTCAACGGTCTGCCAGTGCAGGCGCACACGCATCAGGTCATCAACCAGTACGGCACGACCTTCCTGCGCACCTTCTACTACCTCTTCGGCGACTTGACGCCGCTCAATATCATCATCGCGGCAGCCGAGGAGCTGGCCCGCCGCGAGAAAGCAGCCTAACCCAACGGGGGAGCTTCGGCTCCCCACCCTATCAGCAACAGGAGCACATCATGAAAATCGAACTGGAACACAAAGACACCGAAACCCACAAGTGGCACCCAGTTGCCACCTTCCGCTTCGCCCACATGGCCGTCGAAGCGGGCCGCGCCTTCAGCAAGTGGGACCAACACGTATACCGCGTCGTTGACAAGCGTTGGCCCAACGAGGGCGACGAGATCACGATCATCCGCAACGGACAGGTGGAAGCATGATACGACCAACCCTCAACATCAGCGGCAGCAGCGCCGCCGACCTCATCGACCCACGCCGCGAGGCGATGGACCACCTGATGGACGCCATCGAGGCGCTCAAGCTGATCACGCCTAATGGCCGCGACTACATCTGCGACCGCGAGCGGTTCATCGCCGATCGCAACACCCACTTCGACCGACTGGCTGCGCTGCACACGCTGCGCAACGAGCTGCTCGAAGAGGCGCTGCACGTCCAGCAACAAGGGAGGGTGGCAGCATGACCCTCCTGCACATCGCATCGACCCTCTTCTTCGCAGGGGTGCTCGCCTTCACTATCTACGCAATGATCAAGACGCTGCGGGGAGCCTGACATGATCCGCCCCGGCAACCTTCTGACATCGTTCATGGATACCATGAAGCGAACGTCCGGCATCAGCCGCAATGACATCAAGGCGATGCGTAAGCGGATCGACATGGCTGCAACGCGCGGCGTGAAGTTCATCAGCCCGCCCGCGCCCATACTGGACTTCGACACGCCGATGCTGCTGTCGGACTTCCGCCCGCCCTACCCAGTCACTGTGATCGAGGGAGATCAGTTGCCCGGTGCCTGCGGCCTCGTCATAGCGCATGACACTGGCGACAGCGTCGAGCTCAACTTCATCACGCACGCCGAGGCGGGCACGGAGACCTTATCAGGCGGCACAGGCGGCTGGTTCGTCTCCCCACTGATGTGCCGCATCCCGTACAGCGACGCCTCGGCGCACGACCCCTACGATATGGACGTCAAAATCATACTCAAGGAGGCGATGAAGGAGCAAGACCTATCCATGGACAGCTACAAGCCCGCCATCCGCTTCTACGCCGCCGTCTGCCAGATCTTGGCGAACCACAACGTCGAGACATCGGACGTTGAACCCGACGCTAAGGCGGCGCGATCGCGTCGCATAAGGGGCAAGGCTCCCCTGTTCACGTACAAGACGCTGATCATCGGCGCGCCTAAGAAGCGGCAGGTCGTCAGAGGCGGTGGCACGCACGCATCGCCGCGATCGCACCTGCGGCGTGGCTTCTATCGCACCAGCCCGAAGGGCGTGCGGCACTGGGTGCAGGCCTGCATGGTCAAGGGCGAGACACCGGGCTTTGTCCACAAGGATTATCAAGTAGAAGGAGGACTGAAATGAATAATTGGTTGGCAAAGAAACTGTTTTCGCTGGCGGCGTGGCTGGACTGGCGCGAGGTTGTGTTCAGGTCGATGGCCGTTCTGATAATCGAGGCCGCAGAGCGGCAGGTTATCAAGCCGAGGCGCAAGGTTGGCCGCCCCAAGGGCAGCAAGGACAAGGCACCACGTAAGAGCCGGAAGGTGGCAGCATGAGCGAGCGCGCACTCTTCTTTTTCATCGTAGGCGTCGGCCTGCTGACAACCTACCTCATGTTGACCGCCCCTGAGCTCACCGCACAGGATCGAAAAGAGATGGAGGAAGACTGGTGGGACTGATACGCTGCCTCATCGACTGGGCGATCGCCCGCATATTTAAAAACGAAAAGGATTGGGACCAATGACTAAGCCAGACCTTATATGCCGAGACAACATTCTGATGCCCTCGCAGCTTCAGTTCGTACAGCCAGAGACCGGCGCGATCGTCGCAACGGTCAACGCCGGAACGGAAGAAGGCAAGTACACGGTGGCCGCCATGTTTATCGGCTACGAGAAGGTGGGCTACAAGATTAAGGACGAGACCCACCTTGTGACCAACGATCTTAAAGGAGAAGTAATATGATTACCGCAGAAGACGCAATGAGGCAGGCCCACATGACAGCCAGCCTGTACGCATACGAGGCATCAGTAGCCTTCGAGAAGATCTTCGGCTTTCCGGCAGAGGACGAGCCCCAAGCCGCAGCCATCTTCATCGGCCAGTACATGCGTACCGCAGCTCACGACTTCGATGTCGCCATGCGGGAGCGCGGCGAATGCCAATAGTAAGACGATCCGCAATGGCGTGGACGCCGGAGAAGGATGCCGAGTTGCTGGCTTATTATGAGCATGGCTTGAGGCCAGCCTACATGGCGGAGCGAATGGGGCTGACGGTTGCTTCCGTAGAGGGCCGCTATCACAAACTAAAGAGGGCACGAAAGACATGAGCAGCAGAAACCTACCACACCACCTCTATGTCTATGTGGACAGCGCGTATATACGCAAGGACGGCAAAGGCTTCGAGCCTGCCGTCTGGTTCGCGCTGCGCTCGACGCCGAACCGCGCGTGGGGCTGCCACGTCATGCTGGAGTGCGGCGCAGTCTACCGCAACGTGCCACCGCATGCGATAGCGTTCAGCGCCGGTCCAGAGCTTATGTGGTCGCTGCAAGAGGCGCAGGTCTGGGACTGCTACGGCACCGAGTTCGATGTCATACGTTACGACTATCTGGCGGATCTGGAGGCGCGTTACGACGGCGGCGATGATAAGGCGACGTGCCTGTTCACCGCATGCCCGCA